CACCGGACTGGGGGCCGCGGTGAAGACGGGGGCCGGATATGGTGCTTTTCAGGGGCTAACCGAGGGCGGGGCGGACCTCACCCGCGGAGAGTTCGGCGAGGCGGCTGGGGACGTGCTCAAGGGCGCGGCGTTCGGGGGGGCCATGGGCGCTGGGTTCCACGGAGCCATGCGCCTGGGGCAGCGCGGCGTCCAGGCCCTGCGCGGCGCTCGCCAGGATGTGCTCGCTCAGGAGACGGCTGCCGCGCGGGAGGCAGCAGATGAGGGACAGGCGGCGGCCGCTAAGGCCTTCGAGAAGGAGCGCCGGGAGGTTGGTTCCGCCCGGGAGATGAACAAGGCCTTCGACAAGAAGAAGGCCAAGGAACTCGTCCAGCGGGCGCGTGGCGACAAGGCGGCGCCAGGAGACGAGCCAGACACGAAGATGCTTCAGGACATGCGCGGCAAGGCTGAGGAGCGCCGGGCCCTCAACTACGATCGCGTGCGTCAGCGCCAGAAGGATATGGAGGATCCCGCGCTCACGCCGGAGGGAAAGGCCGAGAACCAGCAGTACATCGATAAGTACGGCCACGCCGTGAACAATCCAGGAGCCTTCCGCCGCGAGTTCATCGAGCGCTACCTCCGCCAGAGGTACGGGAGCGACGTGGCAGACCGGCTCATGCGCGAGCGCATCGGCCCCGGTGGCGAGGTACTTCCACGGCAGAATCCGACCACCGTGCCGCCTCAGTCAACGCCGCCACCCGGACCAGAGAGGGCCACGGGTGTGCACGAGGTCGCGCTCTCGGAACTCGACGACATCCCAGCGAAGGCATGGAACCGGGGACGCTCAGATCCCATCCGGCAGGGCTACAGCAGCGGCGCCCCCATACCTCCGATCCGCGTCACCCAGGGCGACGACGGCCTCCGCGAGCTGGTGGACGGCAATCACCGTCTCGCCATCGCCCGCGAGCTTGGCATCCCAAGGATTCAGGTGGATTTCGAGTCCGCAGAGGCTGCCGCACTCCGACAAGGCCGCCCCAGGGGCTCATCCGTGTTCAACGATGCTGTGGCGCCAATGGATGCGGCCAGGACGGCCTCACCAGTCATGGCATCTCGGCAACTCCCATCTCCGATAGCCCCACCGCCCGCCATCCGCGAGGGCGCCACGGGCATGCCCTACGGCCGAAACCTCCGCCCAGAGCTGCCGCCAGAGCCCACCACCCAGCTGGCCCAGTCCATGGCAGCGCCCGAGCACGTGTCGGCGGATGCACTTCCCGCCAGCGCGGCGTCTGTACCGAACATCCAGCGCCCACCAACCTCCGGGCAACCAGCGTCTCTGGTTGGAGCACCCGTGCCCTCGGCGGTGGGCGACATCCAGGATGTGACGCGGCTCGCTGGGCCTGAGGACGTGGGGCCCCTGGCGACAGAGCGCGCCGCTGCTCGCGAGCAGAGCGCCTTCCGCGCCGTCGGGCGTGCTGGATACGATGGCGTGAGGGCCGGGCAGAGCACTCTGGGCGCCATCTTCGGGGGCCTCGGCGGCGTCACCCGCGAGATGCTCCGAGACCCTGCCGTGAAGGCCCGTGTCCTGGCAGCAGCCCGCCTCCACGTGCTCGCCCGCATCAACCCGGCGCTCTACGCCCGGGTGGGAGCCCAGCTCCAGTCGGCGGGGCCACACCAGCGGACGGCTGAGCACCTTCTGCTCCGGAAAGATCCGGAGTACCGGGAGGCGCGGCAGAAGGCGGCGGAGCAGGTGGCGGTGATGTCCGACCAGCAGTTGGTGGAGCTCTTCGCACAGGCGGGCGACGCGCCCTAGGCCGCCCGCTTCACAAAGGGTTCGGCCTCCATCTTCAGCCTCCCCCAGACCGTCCAGCCAGGGGCGTGTGGCTCGTCCCGGCTGAACATCTCCAGCCATGGGCCACGGGAGCGCGCCATCACGAGGTCCTTGAACGGCAGCGGCTTAGCGGAGTGCTTGCCCCGCGGATGCATGTGCAGGCTGCTCAGGTCGTGACGCCCTGTGTAGACGCTCGGGTCCTGGCCCCGCCCACGGACACCGAACAGGATGTGCTCCGTCCGCCCGCGGAAGTACTGTCCGATGCCATCCTTGTCCTTGCCCCACGTCACTAGCGACACCGGACGGAAGCCGAGCTCCCTCATGAGCCGCTGCGCCTCCCCGTTGACCAGGAAGGTGTTGGTGACCCACATCCACAGGTGGGCGTGCTCGTAGAAGCTCCAAAGCCCGGAGCCGACGATGACGCGCGGCATGTCCTTGGTCTTCACTAGCTCGTAGTGGTTCTGGGCACCACGCCCACCGCCTCCGGACTCGAACCATGGTGGATCTATGAGCGCTGCCCGGAACACGTCGCGCACCGGAAACAGGTTGCCGGTCATGGCGCGAACGTCTCCTCGGCCGCGTGGGCGGCACAGCGCGGGGGTCTCGTCCCGGGCACGGCGGAGGTGGTGCAGAAGTCCGCCTTGCAGGTCTCATCCAGGGAGCGGGCCTTGTCGGTTCCTGGGCGGAATGGTCGCTCCTTGCGAGAGGCTCCGGCCAGCGCCCCGTCCTTGGGGTCCCACGGGCACAGCGTGTGTTGCAGCATCGCACGCGCGTCGTCGGGCGTGCGGATGATGTACGTGGGCACACCCACCGCGTGCGCCTTGGTGAAGCACTCCGCCTGCTTTGGCGTGAGCCCTCGCTTCGCGCCCTTCACCTCTGCGCGGAACATCTGCTCGTCGTAGTGCACCAGCGTGTCGGCCAGCCCTGGGCCGCTCACACTCTCCACGTAGGCACCCATCTGGTTCCAGTATTCGATGATGCCTACCTCGTTCAGGTCCCGCTTCTTCCCGTGCCTCGCCAGCCCCCTGGAGCTCATAGCAGACCTAAGGCCTTCCTGGCCTTCCAGCCCTGGAGGTTAGTGACGGTGCGCCGCGTCTCCTCGTCCCACCACTCGCGGATGGGCGGAACGCTCTCCAGGCCCCTGGGCGCGAAGAGTTTCTTGCAGAGTTCATCGATGGCCTGCTGCTTCGTGGCCCCACGCGCCAGTCTCATGAGCGTCTCCGGATGATGATGGCCACACCGTCGCGCGGCCACAGCGGTCGTATCATGCTCAGTGCCGCTCGAAGATGCGCGCGCGCATAGTCTAGATGCAGGGGCCTGGTGATGGTGGTTCGTGTTCGTGTTCGTGGCCCAGGCCCACTGCTCCTCACCTCGATGTCGAGCCTCACGCCGCCACCCCCATCCTCTGCGCGCGCTCACGCTGCCAGTCCCGGAACACGCTCAGGCCGATGAACGCCGCCGCGCCCTTCAGCGAGCGGAGGATCTTCTCCCAGTCGCTCAGGCATGAGGCACAGTGCGGCTCATGTATCCTCCCACCGAAGCTGATGTGCCCACTGCTCCTCGGCCAGTCACACGCCGTGCATCGTCTCTGCTGGAACCTCATGCTGCCTCCGTTGGTGCTGCGTCATTCTCCGAATAGTTCTCGCCAGAGCCCGCGCCAGGCGTGAGCGGCCTGAGCCGGAACAGCACCGTTCCCAAGGGCGCGAAGTCGGTCCACCCGAGAGGCAGTCCCATTAGCCACTCGACGAAGAGCGGGTTGAGCTGGAGCGAGCCAAGGGGCGGCGGAGAGGACTCTGGCCCATCCTCCTCGGTCGTCAGGAGCAGGGGGGTAGAGCGGGAGGCCACCTCGTTGAGCGGCCGGCTGTTCCTGTCGTGCGTCTCCTGCGATGCCTGCCCGGACTTCCAATCCCTGGCTGATGGCGTCGGCCACTGCCGCGTCAGATCGCAAGCCTCCCCCGCCAACGTCTTTCCGTGTCCATTGCCGTGGCTCGGGGCGTTGGTGGTGGTGCGGTTCTCGTTCGGCGACGCGCGCGGCGTCGGCCACATCCCACGGGTCCACAGGAGCGAGGCTGCCGGCGTCGATGGGTCGCCCTTGCTCCCGAGGTCCCGTTCGCTCCCCGCCTTGTCGGCGTTGGAAGCCTTGGGAGTGGGCCAGAAGGAAGACCCGGGCCCGCTGGTGAGGGGCTCCAACGTCACGCGCACGAACGACGGTCCAGGCGCCGCGGTAGCCGCGCTCTTCGAGGTACTCGCAGACGCGGGGAACAACATGAGTTGCTCCGGCGACGTTCTCCCAGAAGAAGAACGGGGCTTCGCACTCGACGGCGATACGGACGTGCTCGAAGAAGAGCCGGGAGCGCTCCCCGTCGAGTCCTGCCCGCCTCCCGGCGAGACTGAGGTCCTGGCACGGCGTTCCGCCAGAGACGAGATCCACGAGGCCACGCCAGCGCGTAGCGTTGAACGTGCACACGTCGTCCCAGACAGGAGCCGACGCCAGGACCGCTTCTTCCATGCGCGCGACGAGACATGCAGCAGCGAAGGCTTCCCGCTCGATGTACACCACAGCTTCCGCACTACTCGCGAGCTGGATCCCGAGGTCGAGCCCGCCGACTCCGGAGCACACGCTAATAGAAGTTCTCGGGGGACGTGGAGCCACATTCACCGTCCACCGCCCCTCTGCCGCTGGCCTGGGGCCTCAAAGGTAGGGAAGCGCTCCTCCTCGCGCCGCACGTGCAGCACGCCCGAAGCTCGACTCACCGTGGCCACCCAGTGCTCGGCAATGCGGCGCCAGATCCGGCCTTCCTGGTTGGCGGGGGCCTCCTTGCCCTCCCAGTCCAGGCGCCGGTGGAGCTCGCCCGGCAGCACGTTGGCGGAGATGACGGTCCGCTTCTGCCACGTCCACCTGGCATCCAGGATCTCGAAGAGCGCCCCCGTCACATGCTTGGTGAGCGTCTCTGCCCCGAGGTCGTCCAGCACCAGGAAGCGCACGCGCTGGGCCTGAACAACCAGCTGCTCCAGCTCCCAGCTGGGTGTCGAGGAGAGTCGCGCGGCGGACAGGAGCCACGCCGGAAGCAACTCGCCCGTCGCTCTAGGCCCTACGCTCCTGGCGGCCCAGTTCGCCGCGGCTACGGCCGCTCCCTGCGTCTTCCCCATCTCCGCCGGGCCGCACAGGCACAGGAACGGGTGCTCTGGGCGCTGCCCCTGGGCCACGGGCAGGGAGATCCAGGCCCGCGCCACGGCCACGGCTGGCCACTTCGCCAGCGAGCGGTTCTCAAGCGGGTCCGTGTGGCGGAGCCCGAATCCAGCCTCTCGGAGCACTGGCACGACGGGCGCTGGGCCGGCATCTTCCGCGTCCGCGCGAGCGCGAGCCGCGAGGTGGTAGTCCTGGAGCGTGAGCGAGCCGCTCCCAGGTAGGTTAACGCGGCGTCGGCACTCAGCGCGCTCCTCCGGTGTCATCGAGCGGGCCTTGTCCATGGCGGCGCGGAACAGGGTCTTGAAGCGGCCAAGGTCTTCAGTCGGGTTCGGTGCCATACAAGTTCGTTCCGAGGACAGAGGTGAAGTCGGACATCGTGGGACCGGTGCTCACGGCAGCCGGTGGGGCGGTCTCCGTCGAGGCGCAACTCTGCCAGCGCCGGTTGAGGGAGGGGAGATCCTGGACGGGGGCCTCCCCGTTCTTCCACCGCCAGCGGAGCCCGATCTTCCAGCGGCGGACCACCTCTGCCGAAGCGGCTTCTCCTCGGGTAGACACGTCCTGGTCCGCGCTCGCAAGGAGGTCCCGCACTGCCGCGGCGTCCGTGCCACCGTTGAAGCGGTAGGAGCGCCCGGTGGCATCCTGGCAGGCGCTCACGAGCAACTGGACGAGCGGGGCGTGCCTGGGGTCGGTCGGCTTCTCGGGTTTGGACTGACGCTTCCGTGTCTGACGCGGCGCTCCCTGGGGCTCGAGGCGAGGCTCGTTGCGGGGCGCCGACGAAGGAGGCGGAACTGGGGGAGGAGAAGAAGGGGGAAAGGATAAAGGATAGGGGGATGAGGGTTCGGGAGAAGGGGGGAAGGAAGAAGGAAAGGGGGAGGTAGAGGAGGGGGCTATTCCTACGGATTCCGGTGGAATTCCGGTGGACCGTGAAGCCTTACGCTCGCGGTCGTAGGCACGACGGCGCTCGGCCGTCGCGTCGCGGTTGAGACGGGAGGCGAGGATCTCCATGGCCTTGGCGAGCCCGTCGCGCTCGCCCTCTGCTCGGATCCGGGCCTCGCGCTCTGCCTGGAGCTGCTCTTCGAGCGTCACGCCTTCACCCCGCTCAGCGCTGCGATATGGGACATGAGATCAGGCGCCGGCGTGAACCACTCCCCGTGGAGGCGGTGCGCCGCGAACCGCGCGTGCATGGCGGACTCGTCCTGGATGGTGCCCTCGAAGGTGGCAAGGACTTTCAGTGGTTGGCGCTCCGCGCGCTGGAGTTCGCCGCGGCGCCGTTCCACATCCCGGCTGATGCCGATCTTGATAGGCCCCCCCGTATCCGCCTGGATGAAGTACACCCAGCGACGCGCACGCAGGCGCTGCTGTTCCTGGCGCTCGGATCGTCTCTGGGCGTCGAGGATGACCTGCTCTGCCTGCCACTGTGCCCGTTCCTCCGGTGTTCGGAGACGCACTAGCGGAGGAGCAAGGTCAACGCTCGGAGGCGGCACGCCAGGATTCTCGGCGTACCACTCTTCAAGTTCAGGCCGGACTCTGACGCGGCGGCGCTCCCGCCTGTACACGCCCAACCCCGCCACGGCATGCGTTCCGGATGCGACGCGCATCACCAACGTGGTGCGCAGCATCGCTTCCAGCAGCGCTGCTGGATCCCCGTCCCAGCCCACCCCGGCGGCAATGAGTGCGGCGGGGTCCTGGTCCGCAAGCTGGCCGGAGAGGTCTCCGTCAGGCGCCAGGTCCAGCGCCCAGGCTGTGAGGGTGACGTACAGCCCGACGCCATGGGCCTCGGGGATGCGCAGCAGCCGCGCCATGGTCCGCGCGCGCACCATGCCTTCCTGGGTGACCTGGAGGAATGGGAGGCGCATCAGCGTGCGATCTCCGGGTTCTTCTCAACGGCCCACAGCCAGAGCTGAGAGAGCGCCGCCTGCATGTCGGCCGGAGTCCTGAAGCGGAGACGCCCGCGCTCAAGGGCGGTGATGCTGGATGGGGCCAGAATCCAGCCCCGGGCGACCTCTCGCACGCCGAGGCCGTAGAGACGGCGGACGGTGCGGAAGGCACGCCCCTCGCGCCCAGCGGACATGGGACTGGCGGTCTTCGTGCGCCACATGAATCGAAACCGCGAGAGTGATGTCATGACACATCCTCCGGCAGCACGTATCGCCCGTTCTTCACGAACTCGCGCGCGGCCCATGGGCGCTTGTAGTGGACATTCACCATGAAGCCCTGGGACCCCAAGCACAGGAACCCTCTCGGACTGTCACATTGCGGGCACGACACGAGCACGACGCAAGGGTGTGTCTTGACCCAGGCGCCGCGGATGTGAGGATGCGGCACGAAGGCCACAGCTGGCCCGAGGTAGACGCGCTTGATCTTCTGCGCGGGCCGCTCTAGCCGCTCCTCTTGGAGGTCGTGCTTAGGCAGCATCAGGCGTGCTCGGCAACGGGCAGTCGATACGTCTCTCGCTCCGTCACAGCGCCATGCGTAACGCGCGAGATGCGCTCCATATACCCGGTGCTCGGCTGGGTGACGCGGCGCTCCCACTTCGAGTAGAGGGCCTGTTCTGCACCGATCTTCTCGGCCATCGTCTCCTGGGTCCACCCCTTAGAGAGGCGAAATTCCTTAAGCGTCATGGCGAAAGAATGGCACTTGACTAGTCAGTCCGTCAAGTGCATTGTTTGGCGCACGAACGGAGGTTCCATGGCGAAGAGACATCGGTGGGACAAGAGCAAGCGCACGACATGGCCGCTAACCTGCCTCGATTGTGGGTGCACGGGCCGCGTGAAGGCGGGGACCGCCGGCACCATGGAGTACAAGGCGAAAAACAGCCCCGATTGGTGCTGGACCCCTCGCGCCACGTGCTCCACCAGGAAGAAGGTCTGACATGGCCGCGACGCTGAAGTGGGACGGAGACGAGCTGAAGTTGGGCGCCACGAAGATGGCGGAGATGTTCACGTCGCAGAAGAACGGAGCGCCGTTGTACTTCTACGTCCTCGGCCCTCGCGACACTATGTCGGAGCCGTACCAGTCCAAGGACGACGCCCGCCAGGACTGTTTCAACGAGGTGCAGCGCCTGCTGAGGAAGGCGGGGGTCTGAGGTGGGGACCGATTCCAAGATCGAGTGGACGCACCACACGTTCAACGCGTGGCTCGGGTGTGTCAAGGTGCACACAGGCTGCATGAACTGCTACGCCGAGACGTCGCAGGCCGTCGTCATGCGCAAGGGCGGGCGCATTCGCTGGGGTAATGTGTGGCAGGGGGGTGATCGCGCTGTCGTAGCTGACTCGACCTGGGCCAAGCCGCTCTCCTGGGCCCGCGCGGCAGCGAAGGCCGGGGAGAGGCACCGCGTCTTCTGTGAGTCCGAATCCGACGTGCTGGAGGTTCCACGCCTGCCCGAAACTTGGCCGAGAGGCTGGGACGAGAAGCAGAAGGCCTGGGCTACTGAGCGCGTGGAGCGCATCGGCGCGGAACTCACCGCGGCCCGCGAGCGCCTCTGGGACATCATCAGGAAGACGGCTGCGATTGGTTGGACCGGGGTGGCCATCGCCGATCAGGTGCTCTGGCAGACGGCCCCAGGGCTGGATTGGCTCCTCCTCACGAAGCGGCCAGAGAACTGGAGGTTAGTACCCGAGGATGTTCGCCCGCTCGTGTGGTTCGGGACGAGCGCCAGCGACCAGGAGACGTTGGACAGCGCATGCTCGCGGCTGGTGGCCACCACTGGCTTCCGGCTCACGTTCCTCTCGCTGGAGCCGATCGTGGGCCCCGTCGACCTTTCGAAGTGGCTGCCGTCTGCGGATGGCTTCTATGAGACGCCAGATGGCCCTGTGCACAGGCGAGACTGGCCGGCCTGTCCATTCCCAGGCTGGATCATTCTCGGCGGCGAAAGTGGGCCAAGGGCTCGCCCATGTGCCGAGGAATGGATCCAGAGCGCCGTGAAGCAGGCGAGCGACGGCGGCGTGAACGTGTTCGTGAAGCAAATGGGATCGGCGTGGGCGGACGCGAGTGGAGCCCTGACGTTCAACGACAAGGGCGCGGCAGTGCCAGACCGCAAGGGCGGGGACGCAAAGAACTGGCCCAAGGACATCCGCGTCCGAGACGTCCCAACCCTCACCCGCTGAAACCACAAGAGGAACATGAGCACCGACCACCAACCCGAGAACCCGGTTCGACTCCGGGCCGCGCCATGGAGGTTCTGATGCAGGGCAAGAGGGCAGCAGTCATTCCGGTCGAGGTCGGGCAGGTCCGCGAGGCTGAGCAAGCTCCTGAGGTTCGTGCTCGGGGTGTTGTGAGACCAGATGCTGTGAAGGTGCTTCAAGTGGTAGGGCCATGGTCGCGCGTACGACGTGGCACCACACGCTCATCCTGGATCCGAACCGAGAACGTGGAGAAGAGGTTCCCCATCGTGGTGTCTGCGAGGCATGAGGAATGAGCCACACAGTTGGCGGCACACTCGCGGCGCAGATCTGCGGCGTCTCGCGGTATGGAGGCCCGCTCAGCGCGTACTTCCAGCTAACGGCGGACGTCCAGGCTGAGCGCAACGCGGCAATGGGACGGGGCGTTGTGCTGGAGGAGAGCGTGCTCGCGATGATGACGCAGCAGCTCGGAGGTACGATCTGTCCCGCCCGCACCGTGACGAGCACCGCCATGCCGCACGCCCATGCAACCCTGGATGCTCTGTGGGTGCCGGATGGCGGCGAACGGGCGGACAGCGGCGTGCCATGGACCATCCCAGATGCCAAGACCGCCAACGCCGAGGGGATGGGCGAGGACTGGGGTCCGGACGGATCGGACCAGATCCCCCAGGAGTACCAGGTCCAACTCCAGTGGTACCACGGCGTGTGCCGGGCGGCCGGCATGAACGTGGCCGACGAGGCGCTGCTCCCCACTCTGGTAGGGCCCGAGGCCGAGCTGCAGTGGGCCGCGCGGCTGGTGCAGGCGGCCGTCCGTCCGCTGCGGCGCGCGGACCTGGAGGACACGGGGCTGGAACTCCGGGTGTACCGCGTGGAGTGGGACCCTGAGGCCTTCCGGCTCATGGACGAGCGGGTGCGCCGCTTCCTCCGGGAGCACGTGGTGCCACGGGTGCCGCCCGAACCCGGGGCCGGAGACCTGCTCGATCGCGACCTCCGGGCGGTGGCCAAGGGCCTGAAGGCCGAGCCCGGGCGTCTGCTGGACCTGGATCGCCTACCGCCCGCAGAGCAGGCGCTGGTGCTGGACCTTCTCGACGCCAACCGCCAGCGCAAGGCTTGGGCCGAGAAGGAGGAGCAGGCAGCCGCCCGCGTGCGCCTCCTTATGGCCACGGCTGAGGAGGTGCGTGGGTTGCCGGGTGGCGCGCGGGTGACATGGCGCGACCGTCAGACTGGTCGTGTATTCAAGGTCGAGGAACCGAGAGGGAGGAAGTGATGGGATACGACACGGCAAATGAGGAGCTGAAGAAGATTGTGGGTTCCACGGTGAAGGGGCTGGAGGACAGCGGGGACATGACGCTACTGCTAGAGGACGGGCGGCGCGTGCGGATGACGCTGACCGGGGACTGTTGTTCGTCGTCCTCATTCACCGAACCCAAGCAGTTTCAGGAACTGGTGGGAGCAACCATCCTGGAGGCCGAGGATCGGGACGGTCAGTCCGACAACAACCTGCCGGAGCCGGAAGGTTCTGACGTCATCTCCTGGCACTTCCTCGTCTTCAAGACCAATAAGGGCCACGTCACCATCGACTGGCACAACGACAGCAACGGCTACTACGACGGCAACCTGTCCGTGGAGATTACATGACGACCGACACGAAGCTGGCGACGCGAGCGCCCAGCCCCATCGAAGGGTGGAAGGCCGAGCTGTACCACGAGAAGACGCTGAGCAACCTAAGCAAGGCTCTCATGGGCACAGGCTATGCGCCTGAGCGGTTCGCCCACACGGCCTATATGCTCGTGGCCAAGAACCCCAAGCTGCTGGTGAACAAGACCCAGCTTTGGCTCGGTGTGTACGCCGCCGCCGAGTGCGGGCTCTCGCTCCAGACGCACATGCAGCAGATGTTCCTCGTCCCATTCGGCAAGGAGGTGACACCGATCATCGGGGCGCAGGGGTTCGTCTACCTTATTGGGAAGGCAGGCCTGGGGCTCCTCAACCCGCCCGTGCTGGTGTTCCAGCGCGACATTGACGAGCACCGCTTCAAGTACCGGCAGGGGACGCGCGCCATCTGTGACCTGGATCCCGTGGTGCGAGATCCCAGCCGCCCCAAGGGAGAACTCCGGTATGCCTTCGCCGTGTACGAGGCAGCCAACGGGCGCAAGACATTCAAGTGCATGGACCGGGCGGAGATCCTGGAGATCCGCGACGGCAGCAAGGGCTGGAAGGCCTACAAGAACGGGCGCGCCTCCCAGAGCACGTGGGAGGCCACCACCCTGCCGGATGGCTCCGAGGGCGGCAACTTCCTGCCCATGGCGGCCAAGACGGTGATCCGGCACTTCGCCAAGGTGTTGCCCAAGAGTACCGACCACTGGGGCGAGCGGGCGGCCAAGGCCGAGGCGGTGGAGGCGGCGCTGGACGGGCAGCCCACGGACGCGCTCGACGACGTGCTGGACGTGACGGTGGAGCAGGAGGCCCAGAAGACGGCCAACGACAGGCTCAAGGAGACTTTGCGCAGCAACGAGCCCAGCGCCGAGGAGCAGGCCGAGATCCGCCGCCTGGAGATGGAGGCCTCGAAGCAGTAGGTAACCAAGCCTGTCGCAGTCCGTTAGGAGTACATTCACTCGCAGCACCAGAAAGGCAGTGTCATGACCGAGAAGGCGTTGAATGTGGCGAGTATGGAGGACCTCAAGACGAAGGCGCCCGGGACGGAGGTGTTTGGCAACCCCGGAGCGTGGGTGTTGCTGGGGAAGGCCTCCAACACGGAACAGGGGTGGATGAAAAGCACCAAGGCGATGCAGACACCGGTGGGGGTACTCATCCAAACATCAACGGAGAAGAGGAATCCGGACGGCTCGTGGTCCATCTGCGACGCGCTCACGGAAGTGCGCGGGGCAGCGCTGCGACAGGTGAATGGCAACCACTGGGAGTTCTCCACCGACGCTGGAGCCTCAAAGGTCCGGACCGCCCTCGCCGCTATGAAGTCCTGCATCCTCTCCGGCGAGCCCTGGACGCAGGATATGCAGAGCGCTCTTGACACCGCCAATCATGAGCTCCTCGCCATTGAGGCCCTCGGCTCGAAGCAGTAGACAGCCGCCGCCGCCCGGCATACATAAGAGGGGCTGGCCCGGACGGTAGAGTCTGGAACCTCCTCCCTCCACCAGTTGAAGGGCCCTCGCTCTTGCCCCCACGGAGCCTGGGCCCTTCGTCTTTTCTGGTGCCGTGGTAACCTCTTGGAGTCCTTGGAGGAAACCATGCCCGACGTACAGATGCAGCCCATCCCCGTCCGCAAGCCCAGGAGCCGCACCAGGCGTGCGCTTGAGGGTACCGCCGTAGCCATTGTCCTTCTTGGTGGGCTGGAGGTGGCTCTCCACACCGTCGCCCAGGGAGCGGTGAGCCCGGAGGTGAAGCTGTGGGCCCAGGCGCTCTCCCTTGGCATCGGTGCCGTGGTGGCGGCACTGAGGGGCAGTGGCATGCTGGGCGGGTTGATGCTGGCAGTCCTTGCCTGGGGCATCTCCTCGCCTGTCAACGCCGCAGACCGCTACCGCTCCTATTCCGTGACGCTGGCGAGTGCGGCATGCCCCTCTGGCGCGCCAGGCCTCATGAGCGATGCGAAGGAGCCTGGCCTATCGATGGGCGGGCTACGCGCCTGGAACGTGACGATTCTGGCGCCGCCTGGAGAGACCTTCACTGGAACGGGCCTGCTCCGGGTGTGCGTATTCCGTCGCTCGCCCGGCGGGCCGGACCTGTGGGTCCCGTCGCCAACGTTCGCTTGGGACTTTTCCGATGACGGATTCGGGAATCCGATCACGGGCACCCGCGCGACGTTCCAGGACATCACGATTGGCGTGAACGATGGGGATCTGGTGTACGTGTACCCGGAGACCACCCTCGGCGTGAGCGCCGGCACCACCGTGAGCGTCTACCTGGAGGGCCAGCTCAATGCGACGCCTTAGTCTGCTGGCGGCGCTGCTGGCGCTGCCTGCCATGGGGCAGGGGTACCTCCCCCAGCGTGGCGTCCTGCTTTCTGCTGACGACGTGGACAGGGCGCTCACCGGCCAGAGTCTGTCTCTGCGCTCGCTGGTACTCGTGGGCACGGGCAGCAGCACCTCGGACACGCTGGTCATCCTGAGTGGGCGGATCCGCATGGCACCCAACACAGTGAACGGCAACGCGCTCTTCTACTTCAACTCCAATGGCTTCAACATCGACAACCAGCTCAACATCGCGGCTGGCGCGGCGGTGCTAGTGGACTACGTGGTGCCGCGCCAGAACTCCATCCCTGTCTCGCTGGGGGACTCTGACGGAACCACGTTTGCGCTCCAGGCCTCTCCAGGGACGTGTGACGCCGCTCACAAGGGGGCCGTCGTCGGCGTCTCGGAGTCCGCCTCCAGCGCCACACGGCTCTGCCGCTGCATCCTCACTGCGTCCGGCGGCAACTACCGCTGGCTGAATATGGACAACTCCACGCGTGGAACCACCACCACCGACTGCCCGGATACAACCCCATGAGACACATCCCACTGCTCATGCTGCTCCTCGCCTCGCTGGCCGTCGCCTCGCCCAAGCGCGCCTACGTCGCGATGGGAGACTCCATCACCAACGGCCACGCCTTCGACGCCAGCACCTACCCTGCTCGCCTGGAGGCGCTGCTTGGCGTCCCAGTCGAGAACATGGGGGTCGGCGGCGAGCTGGCAGCCAGCATCAATACCCGCTTCACCGCTTACGTTCTGCCGTACCCGTACAGGGGTGTGATCTTCGAGGAGTGTATCAACGACCTGATTGCGGGCACCTCAGGCGCAACGTGCTGGACGGCGACCCAGGCAGCCGCCGATGCAGCCCGAGCGGCTGGGATGACGGTTGTGTTGGTGACGGCCATCCCGTGCGGGAACTACGCACCGTGGAACGGAACGAAGGAGACGCAGCGCGACGCCTACAACACCGCGCTCCGCGCCTACGTCGCCGCCCACCCGAGCGACACCTTCCTTGTGGACCTCGACCTGGTAGTGTCTGACGACACGGACACGATCAAGGCCGCCTACGACTACGGCGAGGGCCTGCACCTGAACGGCGCCGGGTTCCAGGCGGTGGCAGAGGCCATCGACGACGTGATCTGAGCCTCACGGCCCTGGGGAAGGCGTGTCCAGAGGGGTGGTGAGGCGCTGGGCCTTGCGCTCGAGCCGACGCACCAGCACCTCGAGCGATCGACGCAGAAGCCTGGAGCGAGCACGGACTGGAGCCACGGCATTGAAGCGGTCCAGTATCGCCTGCTCAACGAGCAGCTCCACCCGGGCCTCCTTCTTAGGGCCCCTGGGCGGCACCCCCGCCTTCCTCCGACGCTCGGCCGAGTAGTGCGCCTGGCACAGCCCGCGGGCGATCACCACTCCGGGGCACCCCGCCTCTCCAGTGCAGTTCTTGATGCCGGGCTGGCTCACGGCGCTGCTCCTTCGATGGCGGCCTTGAGCACTGGTAGAAGCCCGTGTGCCCCGGCGATGGTCGCCACACGCTGCACGGCCTTCAAGCACGCCGAGCGCATGGCCTCGGCGCCTTGCTCGAAGCACCCGTCCTGATAGGCCACCTCCAGCGGCCCTTCTGGGAGTGGCTGATCATCCTCGCCGGACCACAGAACAACACCCGGCGTCTCCTCGGTTGGTGGCGTGAGAGCGAGGCCCGTCACCGCCTCGCTTCTCTGCTTCACCCTCTCGGGATGGCCAGGAGTGGCGGCGTCATCGTGGGTGCAGGTTGGGGAGCATGGATGGCGCGCCGCCACGGGCTCCAGGTTCAGCTTCTTGGCGAGCACGCACCGCCACCCCTCGACCAACCCAGCGGCGCCACGACACGAACCGACGCACGTGCACTCCCTACGCGTGTCCTTCGCCTCTTGCGGCGAGTCGCCTTCCAGAATCCATCGGGCAAGGGCATCATCCGCTCCATGCGCCTCGACCCAGTCCGCGATACGACCGCTGGCTACCCTCTCCCGGATGGCGGCGAGGCGGGACTCGGCGGCACGGAGCATATCGCCAGCCTTCTCCGCCGTCTTGACCATGAGGCGCCTGCCCGTCTGCGCTTCATCAAGTTCGGCCTTCAGCCTCTCCACCTCGGCCCGGGCGGTGTCGCGCTCAGTAGTCAGCCGCATGTTCTCGCTCATGGCGGCGGCGAGCACGCCTGTCACAGCATCAGCGGCGCCACGCCCGGCGCACGTTCGGTAGAGGTCACCAGCCACTGCCCCCAAGAGCGTCTCCTGAAGGAGGCGCGTCAGGTCCGCCTCCAACTCCGCTGCCTTGGTCCGGAGCGTCTCGGCCTCTCGCCACGCCTTGGCTGTGGCCTCACGCGAGGCTGATGTGTCGCTGGCGAGGGCGGCGAGGCGGGAGAGCGCGTCCTGCGAGTCGCTCATGGCGTCAACGTGCCTGGGGTGGATGCCGAGCTTTTCGCGAAGCCTCGCAAGATCGCGACGAAGGAGGGCCTCGTCCTCCGCAACCTGCCCCGAGGGCTTGAGGCGGGAGAGTTCGGCCTCCAGTGCGGCCACTCGGGCGCCTTGGGCCTCCGCATGCCCCAGCAGCTCAGCTTGCTCCGTCTTCGAGAGGCCATCCGCCAAAATCCTGGCGTTGAAGATACTGAGCCGCGCAGACGTAATCGCACCACCACGCCCGGCAGCTAGCGACACGGCGCGCGTCATGATGGCGCGCACCACGGCTGGCGGCAGGTCCTCGAGGTCGGGGCCAAGGCGGATGTCTTTTGGCTGCTCCTGAGTATCAAGGCCCGCCCGAGTTGCGTCCTCTACCTCTTTCTCGCTCCAGTTCATGTCACTTCACTCCCTTGTCCTTGAGGAACTGTTCGTAGGCGGCAGCAGCAGCAGCTCGGGCTCGCGTTTCCTGGGCCTCGGAGTCGCGCCAGGCTCTCTCCATCACAGAGCGCATCTCTGGACTGAGCGCGTCATGGCGGGGTGCCCCGTGCCCGCGCTCGTCCGGATAGCTGGGGTGCCGTCGCCTCACGGCTCCGCCCCGAAGGCGGACACCTGCTCGACGAGGCGCTCGACGTAGTGTGCCAGGATGGCACGCGACGGCCATTCGGCGTCCTGCTCCGGATCTGCGGCGACGTGGCCACATGCCTTCGCGATGATCGACGACTTCCGCACGTCCATCGGGAGCGCGAGGAACGCCGCATGCCCCGCCCGCTCCGCCCGAGCCATGTCCGAGAGCGCGGCGTACACGGCGTCGCGTGTCCCGATCATGCCGTTGTAGTGCGCTGCCATGAGGAGGCCCGCTCGTTCCGATGTTGTCGGTGAGCGGCCCAGCACCAGCGCCTTGATGAGCGCCCAGCGGTCGCGGCAGAAGGACGCACGCTCCTCGTTGGCCACCTCGTCTGCCCATGGGCCCTGCCGACTTGCTGGGACGAGCGCCACATCTGTCACGTCGCTCCCCTCCCACGTCTTCCCGGAGATGGAGCAGTAGACCTTCACGAGTCGGGCGGGACAGCCATTGAGGTGTGGCGGGTTGTTGCCTGGTTCTGCTTCGTCGGCGCACGTGCACTCCCCTAGCAATCCCCCGAACATGGCGGAGCGCGGGATGGGGCAGGGGATGAGGACGGGCTCACAGACACATGTCGTCGGGCCAGCGCCTCCAGCGAGCCATCGCTGGTAACCACACGAACATGTGGCTAGGTTGACGTTGATGGTCGGGATGGTGTGGGGCGTCTCATTCCAGCTGGGCATTGGAACCTCCTGGGAACCGCGCGTATATGACATTATCCGGGTTGTAAGGCAAGAGTTGCTAGCGGCGACAAGGTCGCGGACACGGCTGGGTGCAGAGCCCGTAGGCGAGCACGCTTCCGCCGGAGAGCAGCCACGCGAGACCGCGCCCGTCAGGGGGCTTCATCAGGCAACGTGGGCGAGGCGCGCCAATCTCGATGTTCAGCGCGTTGGCCGGGCGTCGCGGGGTCCGCTCCTCTCTGCGTTGGTCGCACCCGGCGGCGAACTCACCGTGCGGCTCGTCTTGCCATTGCCATGCAGGGACGGCCGACCGCCACTCGACCGTGCGCGGATGATGCTCGCCAAGCACGTCTCGGCTGTGGAGGTACATCGAAAGGGCGGAAGGCATGGGAGACGCCTATGAGACTACGGGCACTGGCATGGAAACTGGGAGCAGCCGGGACAGGGTTCCAACTCCAGCGCCGGGTGGACGAGGATGGGCTCTTCCTCTGGCGCCAGGTAGAGCTCCACCGACTCCTGCTCAAGCGTCGCGCGGAGCTGCAAGTCCATGAGGACGGAGGAGCGGAACGAAGCGCGCGTATCGTGGTCGAGCGCATCCCAGAAGTAGCGGGCCTCTTCGGAGAGGAGGATGGCGGTCATTGATCGTCGACCTCGACCTGGTCCGCATCGATGTGTATGCCGCAGCCGGCGCAGCAGAAGGACAGGTTGGCGCCAGTACCGCCGTTGTCATCGTGCGGACCGACGTTGCCGCAGTCGGGGCAAGGGAAGCGACCGGTGAGATGGGCATCGAAGAGGCGTGCGGCACTCTGGATGGGCGTGGGGGGCATGCTGGACTCCTTCTTGAGCCGTGAGGGATTGAAGATGGCGCGGATGGTCACCCGCTCGCGCGGGCAGTCAGAGAACGTGTTGAAGACGAAGGGAGGGGTTCGGAGCAGCAAGAACCCGTCACGCGGGATGGAGATGATGCGCGGCATGGCTACCTCACCACCAACGGGTTATCGCCCCAGGAGCCTGCATCCACCCGGCGGAACGCCTCGCCATTGAGCCGGAGCAGGACCCGTTCCCAGGTGAAACGGCTCTCGTCCCCGTTCATCCATGGTCGGCGCTTGGCGCGCACCTCCGCGAAGGTAGCGCGCTCGATCATCGTCCTGATCTGGCGATTGGACAGACCCCGAAGGAGACGCGCGTCTCGGCAGTCCTGGCAGTGCGCGCCGGGCTCTGTGACATTGAAGCACTCGTCCGTCTCGCAGTATGCGAGCCTCTCGGGCAGGTTAGGTGCGTTCCCGGCCATGGCTCAGCCCTCCCCGAGGGTGGAGATCTGCGAGTTGAGTCGGGACACGAGCCCCTCGAAGTACACGGCGCGGTCGTTGTAGTGGCGCGCGGTGTTCGGGGCGATGGGGCGGACGCGCGCGGCGGCGCTCTGGAGGGAGGCGACAAGGGCGCGGGTCTTCGAGCGCTCGGAGGGGAGTGCGGCAAAGCGGGAAGGAACGGCGGTCATGGTTGGAACCTCGGTGCTGCGGGTGGACTACTTGGGCCATGCGTTCAGGCCCAACAACGCTCCGCACTGGGCAAGGTGGAAGCGGGCGGCCTCGATGCAGACACGAGCCCTCCGATAATCTCGCGCGGCCCTGTGCATCAGGGCCTGCGCGTAGAAGGCCTGAGCGCGGAGCAGTTCGTTTGTCGCGCGACCGTAAGGCAGTGACATGGGCGGAACCTCCAACTTCGGGTGAAGCATGGGCCCCCGGGCTCTCACGTGCGGGGGCAGGACGGGCTACTCCTCCGGGGTGAACCAACCCGGGGCAGTGGCGCTCAGCATCTCATGCACGCCCTTCAGTGCGGAGTAGACGCGCAGTACGTCCACATCATCCAGCGTGAGTTGTTCAGTGTGGTGGCCACCCGGCCCCGTGAACAGCAACTCCGCCTTGCGAGACTCGCGGTCAACGTCGACTTCGACGGTGCCTCCGGCCTTCAGGTCGATTTTACTGAACAGCTTCATCGCCATGTGGAACCTCATGCTGCGTGCGGAGCCCACCCGCGTGAGGGCTGGTGACCCACGAAACCCATGGGTCAGGGCGAACTACTGGGCGCTGTCGATGATGCGGCGAATCTCAGCGTCGCGAGCCTCAGGGCTCATCTCGGCGAGGTCCTGAGCCAACTCAAGCCACGCCTGCTGACGAATCTCCCCAGCACGCATCCGCCCGGCGCAGAGCGTGGCCACCTGCTCCCTCAGGCGCTCGTTTGCGCGAGCCAGTTCGGTGTACGTTTGGCCAGAAGCGGGGGTGTTCAGGAAGGAAGCGAAACCAGGCATCATGGAACCTCCGAAGCAGCGTTGAGCTACTGTAACCATTATCCGGGCATCACGGCAAGAGTTTCGTGTAGATTTCACGAAATAATTTTGGGACCATGGCGCCTCACCCGCAGCACCGAGGTTCCAACATGGCACGACAGCAGAGCAACTGGGCAACCATCAGCGCGAAGCGGCGCATGGGGCGCAACGGCTCGGAGGAGGCAGAGCCCAAGGGCATCGAGTTGGGCAAGGGTTCGTTCGTGCTCACGCAGGGACTGAGGGGCGCGGCCCGGCTCGAGGCGTACCTGTCCCAGCCGCTGGTGCCGCTGCCGGATCCCGTGGACATGCTGGGCGAGCAGCTGGCCCTCACCCCCAAGGAGCAGTGGTTGAGGGACATTCTCGGCCCATACAAGCCACTGTAACTACTCAACATTCATGCTGGGCTTGCAGGCGAGCTTGACAGGTGGTGTCATGCTCGCGCTGCCGCCCCGCGACTTTGCGAGGGCGACGCCAGGACGCGTTGAGCGGCCGTCGCAGCAGCGAGCGGAGCGGCCGGACGCGGCCCGACCGAAGGGAAGTCATGGAGCGGGAGGCAGGAAGAGCGCTCCAGCCCCATGGCTGGCACAGCACGGCCGGTTGTGGTGGCGCTCGGGTTGGCCCCCCGTTGCCCAGGCGCACTGGAGAGCCGGCTTGACGTCAGCGGCGTAGGGGGTGGACCATGCTCGCGCCGTGCCAACCATGAGCCATGAATGTGTCGGACGCTCCGCTGCTACTGGAATCCGCTGACGATGCACCGCGAACTGTGGTCGAGGTCGCGCGGCGCTGGGCGCTGGCTGAGAAGCTCCGGCCGGGCGTGACGCGGTGCTTCTACCCGTCGGCGTTGCTCCCTCTGGTTGACCGGTGGGCTGCCGAGAGGGGGTGGAGCCCGCCGGATGCCTCGGCTCTCGGGCGCGGGCTCGCAGGCGCTGGGATCTCGCTGCAACACAGCGGGGGGCGTGGGAGACGCCTCCTCCTCCACCGCGACGACGCGGCCCGCCTTCGGAAGCTGGTGTGGGAGGCATGGGCTCCTCGCCTGCCGCCGGGAGAGCGGCCGCGCAACAAGCCCCAGCGCCTGCCGCTACAGTGCGCGTTGGCGCGGCTCAACTACCTGAAGCCTCCACCTCCCGGGTTCCACGCTCAGCTGGCTCTCGAGGGGGCGCGCGCTCGCCCAGTGGTGGACAGCCGCGGGCGCTGCTACCCGAGCATCCGCTACGCCGCAACCGCCATCGCCCCCAAGAGGCAGAAGGCCAAGGCCCCAGCCCAGCTGGTGTCCGCCATGAAGAGCGGTAGGGCGTGGAAGGCCAGGCTCTGGCGCCACCTGCTACCCGAGGAGCTGGCCATGGTGCCTGCTGGAGCGCCTTGTGGCATTCGGCTCGAAGCGCTCGGGTGGAAGGCGGTGTGCACCAACCATCGCTTGGTGGTGGGCGGACAGTCTGTTACCGTCCCAATCGGTGCAGCACAGGGGGCGGATGAGGAGGCTTGAGCCATGGAGGTTCTGAGGTGCGTGGGCCCAGTCGTCGGCGGCATTATTGGTTGGTACTTCTTCCTCTGGCTTGCTAGGCGCAGGGCCACCAGGGGGTAGGTTTCCCTCGCCCGTGGTGGCGAAATAGCCTGGGAGTCCCCCGCACACAGGAGCACGAATTTCATGTCGGACAATAAGCCACAAGACGAAGGGCTGTACTTCCACATCGGCAACAGCGACTTCACGTTCATGGTGGAGGACAACGGACAGGGGCCAGAGTTGATTGTGTGTGGCAGCGTCTTTGGCCACCAGATGCTCCGGGCGCAGATGTACACCACGAGAGAGGGTCTTCTTGCTCTATCGGGCTTCTTTCTGCGGCAGACGCACAGGAGATTTTCTGAGCCATACATCCATGCAACCCAGGCCCCGGAGCCGCTTCGTGGAGGGAAGCTGCCGGAAGGCGCGCCGCTTCCCAATGACTGGTATGCGATTGTCCTCGGCCGGTGCCTGGAGATGCTACTCCTGGCCCGCGAGTCGCTCGGGGACTCGACCTTCCGCTGGACGCTCAATGAGCTGGTGCGCGGTCTCGGCTACGCCCTGGGAGAGAAGATCGGTCCTGACGCTCCGGACACCCCTGTCGGCACGCTCCCGGAGAAGCCGTAACCATATATACGGAGGATAATCCTGTGTCGGAGAGCACCTGGAGGCGCCCGTGCCACAACTTCGCGCCGCGTGGCAACGACAACGAGATCTGCCTAGTGTGCGGGTACCACGTATCCCAGCACCATGATGCGGCCAAGGCCTACTACGCGTCAGAGGCAGCGAAGTCTGGTTTCACCAAGATGATGGACGAAGAGCGTGCCGTGCGCGCTGAGCAGGAGCTGAAGAAGGCCCAGGGTTGGCCGAGCCCCGAGGAATTCGTGGTGGGCATGGCCGAGAAGGTGATGGCCGTTCCGCCATGGGCTCGTAGCCACTTCCTCCACAGCCTTGGTGAGATCCAGCGACACGTGCTGCTCGTGCGCGAGCACCTGAGCGCCGAGGACCAAGGCGTGTTCCATTGCTCTGTGTGTGGCGCGGACCGGCCAGGGGCCACGCCCTGTGAGGAACACCCGATGATGCCGTTACGACGCGGCTCTGGGGCGGCCGTCCGCAAGATGCTGGCCAAGGCCGGGCAGGGGTGGCTGGAGAGCCTGCCGTGAGCGACGAGGGTCGGCGGAGCGTCCGAGAAGCATTCGCGCTCCCGAGTAGCGTGCTCCTGGAGGTTGACCCGCGCCCGTGGGTGCCAGTTCGAGCGGTGCTGCCGGCCTACGTCGCATCGCTAAGGTCCGCTAGCCGCTACTCCGCCGCGCTTGACGCCCTGCCGCTGCTCGACAGCCCCAGGTACCAGCCGCACGACGGAAACACCTTCTGCAACATCTTCGTCTGGGATGCCACAATCCTGCTAGGGTGCGAGATCCCGCACTGGGTTGACCCCGATGGTAACACGACGACGATTGGCGGCGGACGGGAGCAGACGGCCAACGACATGGCGGACTGGCTCGAGCGGAACGGAAAGAGGGATGGCTGGGGCCGGGGCGATCCGGAAACGGTGCAGCGTGTAGCGAACCGAGGCAACCCAGCTGTTGCCGTGTGGCGGAACTCGGGCGGCGTCGGCCACATCGCCATGGTTCGGCCTGGACAGCTCCACCCTGAGAAGGGGCCGTGCATTGCCCAGGCGGGAGCGCGGAACTTCCGCCACGGCCACGTGCTCGACGGCTTTGGCCACCGCAACATCTACTACTTCGTCCACATCGATAGAACCCCGGTGGTTATCGAGCACACCCCAGGCATGCCCCCTCTGCTCGCCCATGAGACGGCGGAGGATCTCCGCAAGGACTTTGAGGCCTCGCTACTGAGCCCCATCGGAACGGGCAGGAAGGTGATGGCGGAGGCCGAGGCATTGCTCAAAAAGCACACACCGAAGTGACCAGGAGAGAACGTGACGACTGACACTCTGCCTCACCGCGCCCGCTGGCACCTCGCCTTCTGGCACAACCTCACCCGCCGCGGACGTCGGCGCCTGCGCCATCATCCTGCTCTGTGTGGCGAACAGCGCGCATGGGTGGCGGCCTTCCCGGCCAGGATGAACCGCCTCATGAAGCGCATCTACGCGCAGCAGGTCTCCGAGATGATGCCGAAAGATTCGCCAGTCAATGGGCTCATGACGCTCCTCGGGGTCTCACGGTCCGAGGCCGTAGACGCTGGCGACCGCTTCATCTTCCCCACCTTGAAGTGACCAGGAGTCATCGTGTCCAGGAAAGACAGGCAGCACCAGCACATCCAGCCGCTCACGCCCATGCTCCAGAACCAGCCCGAGAAGACCCCGTCCACAGATGGCGAGCCGTCGAGCATGGGCAGCGAGGCGCGGATCCAGCACCTGGAGGCCGAGGTGGCAACGCTCACCGCCCGGGTCGCCGCGTTCGATGACGAAGCGGAGCGAGCGCGGAGTGCAGAGACAAAGGCGGGCGAGCTTGCGGACGAGCAGCGCCGTCGAGCAGAGGCTGCTGAGGCAGCGCTGGCGGAGGCCAAGGGAGAGATCGTCCTCTTGAACGAGCGCGCAGAGATTGCCGAAGATGCCGCCCTGAAGGCCGAGTCCCTGGAGGCGGAATTAGCGAAGACGCGTGCCCGCGCCGATGACGAGTACCGTCGAGCGGAGGAGGCGATGCTCGGGGTCGTGGACCTGCGGATTGTGGCTAAGGCCGCGCGCCACGGCGGGCCGCCAGAAGGCTTCGAGCCTAAGACCCAGAACGGGAAGGAGGCCCTCGCTGAGGTGGTGCTGCTCGGTTCCATCGCGAAGGGCCAGCGTGAGCAGGCCCAGGACGCCGCACGCCTTCCTGAGGTCGGCTGGTCTTCCACCATCGCCCGTCAGCTCGTGGAGACGTTGCCCGCCAAGGACCGCGCGCTACTCCTGGGCGATCTTCTCTCGCAGCTGCACCCACACACCGGAGAGCAGGGCCAGAACGAGACGGCCACCGATGTGCTGCGGCGGATCGTCGCAGAGGTGGACATGCTGCGTGGCGCGCTCGCTAAGGCGAAGGAGGCCATGGATGTTGATGCCATGCGCATGAGTTCCATGAGCGAGCGGATGGTGAAGATTCAGTCCGCGATGGTGGCGCGCCGGGCGCCTGATGCGGAGGCAGGGGCCGTGATCGAGACGCTCGGCAGGCTCCTGGCTGGCGCATCAACGACCATGGGCCGGATCGGCATCCTCACGCCCAGCGGGCTCGCAGAGATCGCGGAGGCTGTTCTCGCCGAGTGGCGCGGCTTGCGCGCATTCCTCTCCGAAGCACCGCTCGTGGCCGTGGCCGTCCGCGACGACGGCGCTAAGGGCCCCGTGCGCGAGCGCTTCAGCCTGCTGGTGCTCAAGTGGGACGGGAAGGCGGTGTCCACAAAGGTGATAGAGGGTACGAGGCCTTGGGGCGACATCGCTCCGTACATCCAGGAGACCGTCCTCAAGCACCTAGTCCCGCCGCAGTTCCGGTAAGCCATGATCGAGCGCGTCCTCGTCCGCCCAGTCTTCGTGCACTGCCACGAGTGCCGGATCCCAACAAACCCGAGCGGAACCATGGTGCTCCAGGGCGGAGCAGGCTACCGCGTGCCGCCTGATGCCATTGACAGGCTCTGCGTCGCCGTTCAGAGCCAGCGTGGGTCCAGCTATCTCCTGCCGCCAGGAGTCACGCCGTGACGGAAGATCACCGCATCCCCTTCACCCTGCTCCTGATGGGCGTCCTCGGGCTCGTGGCCACAGGGGCGGGCGTGCTCGCCGCCCCTGCATGGGCGTGGCTCGGGCTGGTGGCGGCCGGGCTCGCCCACTCCCTCCTCTGGCGCGCGGCCGGGGTGCGGTCCGTGTCCGCGCGCGAGCGCCGGAAGCACGAGCGGCGCCTGCGGAACGCCGAGCGCCGGGAGCGCCGTCTCATCCGCATCGCCAGCCGCACAGAGCAGCGTGTGAAGGAGGTGCTCGCGCGCGGGGTGGATGTGTCCTGGGCCGAGAAGACGGCGGCGGCGGTGCGCGAGCTCCAGCATGTGGCCGAGCAGCACCACGCAGCGCTCCAGGCGAACAAGATGCTCACCGACAAGGCCATGGAGCAGCTTGGCGGCATCTTCAGCCAGGCCCGCCTTCAGGATGAGGACCGCTGATGCCGCGGCCCCGCTCCATTACCATTAAGGTGGCCCGCGTCTCTGCCGAGGTGGTGAAGCGCATCGAGCAGGCCATGGCCCTGGATGAGAAGCACATCCCCTCCGAGGCCCAGGCCAAGGTGCTGCTCATCCTCGCCAAGGCGCAGGCCGTCCTGCTCGGGAAAAAGGACCCCACGGGTGACGATGATGACGAGCGGCCCGAGGACCAGGTGAAGGCGGGGATCGATAGCCTGGAGAATGAGACTGAACACCTGAAGGGCGGCAGGGCGTGACGCCCGAGGAGCGCATCCGGCAGGATGAGCGCCGGCGCCAGGTGCGCGACGCCTGGGAGCAGGCCCGCCTCCGGTACAAGCTCTTCCCTCACCAGCGCCCGGCCTACGACGAGTTCAAGGCGCGCATCACCAGCTTGGACGACAGCGTGCTGCGCACCTACGCCCTCCAGTGGCCGCGTCGCGTCGGGAAGACGTTCGAGGCCGAGGTGATCGGCGTGGAGACGTGCCGGAAGATTCCCGGCTGCCGCGGCGTCGTCATCGCTCCCACGGAGGAGATGCTCGAGGAGTACGTCATCCCAACGATCAATGTGATCGGGGCGGATGCTCCCAAATACATGCAGCCTCGGTTCGTGAAGAGTGACGGGAAGTTCTACTTCGACGACAATGGATCTCACATCGCCCTGTACGGCGCCAAGGACGACTCCGCCATCGACGCGATTGGCCGCGGGCCCGCCGCGCACTTCATCATCTACGAGGAGGCGGGGCACATCCGTAACCTGAAGAAGGTGCGCGAGGTAGCGCAGCCGCAGCTCCTCTCCACCATGGGCATCCCCCACGCCGGCTGGCAGCTCTTTGTCGGCACGCCGCCGGAGAGCACCGCGCACGAGTTCGTGAAGCTCTGCCGCGCCTTCGCCAAGACGGGCCAGCTGAACAGGCTAACCATCTGGGATAGTCACTACCCCAAGGAGAGGATCTACAAGTTCATCGCCGAGGCGGCGGACGGGATGCCCATCGAGGAGTACATGCAGACGGAGGCCTTCCGCCGTGAGTTCCTGGCGGAGTTCATCCCAGATCCCACGCGCAAGGTGCTGAAGCTTGCGAACGAGCGGTACCTGGAGGCGTGCCAGGAGCGCTACCGGCAGATCTACCGCAGCGGCGGCAGACCCACGCACTTCTCCGTCTGGGAGGGCATGGATGTAGGCTGGAAACCGGACTGGACCTTCTGGCTCATCTCATGGTGGCACCACCAGCTTCAGACGCTCGTGGTTGAGGCAGAGCGCTACTGGCGCGACGGCTTCACCCCAGAGGCCGTCGCCGAGGCCGTGGTCGAGGATGAGAAGCGGCTCCTGGGCCACGAGCGCCGCGCGCCCTTCAAGTACGAGATGCGCCGCCCCTCCCGCTGGAGCGACTACTCTCCCATCCTCCTCTCGGAGTTGTCCTCGAAGCACGGGTTGGATTTCTCCCCCACGCGGAAGGATGACAGGGACACAGCCATCTCCGACTGCGATCGGATGATCCCTGGCTTCTCCCCCACCGTTGGCGCGCTGGCCATCAGCCCCGCCTGCTCCATGCTGCTCCAGCAGATGGATGCGGCGATCTGGGCCAAGGGCGGCAAACACAAGGAGTTCGCACGCGACGACATCCAGCGATACGGCCACTACGACGGCGTTGCCGCGCTCGTGTACCTTACCCGGAACGTGGTGCGCACGGAGAACCCGGTGCCGGAGGACTGGGGGGTGCCGCAACTGGCCAAGGACAACTTCGACTGGAGGCCGCCGCAGGGCTCCGATCGCGCGGAAGAGGAGAAGTGGGGTAGCGTGTTCGGCATGGACCCTCGGGAGGTAGCCGACCGTGAGCACTGACACGAAGCAGCCCATGACCATCGCTGGTAAGGTCGATGTCATACAGCGCCTCATGGAGGCGTGGGAGGCCGGGGAGTTCCATCCCGAGTACAGCCGCGACCAGATGCACCAGAAGGTCCTGGACTTCCTGGAGCACGGCGAGTTGGCGCTACTAGAGCCGGAGGGCTCGGCATGAAATCTGAGCCCGCCGTCTACTTCGCCAACCTGGAGGGCCGCGAGCTCACCGCCGCGCTCATGGACAGAGTGAAGACGTACCAGACGCACATCATCAACAGCGGCTACTGGTACCTCGGGGCCAAGTCCGTCCAGTTCACTAAGGGCCTGGACAGCCGCGGCTACTCCTCCATGGAACTCCGCCGGCGCGGCCCGCGCGGTGAGTACACCGGCGTGAAGGTGCCGCAGTACGCCAGCCTCTTCATGACCTTCATGAGCCAGCTCACCGGCCAGCGCATCGTCTTCGAGCCAAAGCCTGGCTCCGAGGACTGGCAGGCCAGCGAGCAAGCCAGGAGGGCCAAGGGCGTGCTCACGGACGCCTTGGACAAGGGCCTGGAGGCGGTGCTGCTCAAGGCCTCCCACATCTCAGCGAAGCAGGGCATGGCCTGGACGGCGGTGGATTTCGATCCCCACGCCGGCCCCGCCGCCATCCCGGATCCGGAGACCGGCGCACCCATTCGCTCGGGAGAGATGACGCACCGAGCCTACGGCCCAGGGAACTGCGCCTTCGACATCGAGGCGCGCGGCGAGGCGGACGTGCACTGGGTGGTGCTCAAGCGCTGGGAGGTGGCGCACGATCTCGCGGCCTCCTTCCCCGACAGGGCGGATGAGATCCTCCGCGCCGTGGGCGGCAGTGACGTGGACGGCGAGACGGACATGCAGGACATCGTCCTCCAGGGCCATCGTGGCGCCGGATTGCAGCGCGGGCGCGTGGCTGTCTATGAGTTCCGGCACGACGCCACACCAGCCTGTCCGGCCGGCCGGATCGCCTGGTTCCTTGGTACCGGAGAGCTCCTCTTCGCCGATGAACTGCCCTTCATGGACGAGAGCGGGCACAGGCGTATGTGCGTGCGCCGATTCGCCCTCCTCGACATCGACGATACGGCGTTTGGCTTCAGCCCCATGTGGCTCCTGATGGCAATGCAGGAGACGCTGGACATGCTCAAGTCCATCGAGGTGACGAACTACCGAGCGCACGGCGCGGGCGTCATCCTCAACCCCCGCGGCTCGGACATCACCCCCCGGAAGATCGCCGCGGGCCTGAGTGTCATCGAGCACACCCCGGGGCTGGAGCCCAAGGCCCTCAACTTCACCACCCAGCCCCCGGACTTGGCCGGAAGCCAGGAGCGCACGGTGGAGACGATGAGGACGACGATCAACGTCTCCTCCATCGCACAGGGCGCCCCGCCCGCCTCGCTGAAGTCCGGCTCCGCCCTGCTCTTCGTCCAGGCCACCACCGCGCAGGGCATGCAGCTGTACCTCAACCAGATGGCGGCCCATCATGAGGGCGTGGCCTCGGACTACCTGCTGGTCTTCTCCATCTTCGTCCAGCTTGAGCGGGCAGTAACGGTGTCCGGGGAGGCGTCCGACCGTATTGACATGGTGCGCGGGGTGGACGTGGCTGGCATCTCCAAGGTGAAGCTGGATCTGGGGAACCCTCTCACCCGATCTCTCGCTGGACAGGTGCAGATCGGCCAGGACCTGCTCACCCAGCAGCTCGTCACGAAAGAGGAGTACCTGGAGATCGTCAACGGCGGCGGCATCCAGAAGATCCTGGACCCGGCCACCAAGCGCGGCATCCTGGTGGAGCAGGAGAACGCCATGCTCCGTGAGGGCAAGGTGCCGCTCGTGAGCCCCACGGATCTGCACCCGTACCACATGCAGCGGCACGCCGCGGAACTGGACAGCCAGCAGGCCCGGCTGAACCCAGCCATCCGCTCCGCCGTGCTCCAGCACCTGCGGCAGCACCACCAGGCCTGGATGCAGGCCACGATGATGAACCCGGGGCTCCTGGAGGGCCTGAACATCCCGCTCATGCAGACGGCCATGGGGATGATGGGCGCACCGCCCCCAGGGGCTCAAGGCGAGGACGGCGGCGCCGCGCCAGCGGCCCTCTCCGGCAACGCCTTCGACGGACCCCCGGACGGCGGGCGGATGCCGAGCCCCCCACGCCTTCCTCCCGGTGCGGCTATGGCGACGGGTCAGAACCCCGCCGCGCCGGGGCCGGGTGGGGCTCAGTGACCCAGCTTCTCCAGCGACTCTCGGGCGAACCTGTAGGGGTTGTGCACGTTCTCCAGCGCGATCTGCTCGACTACGACAAGGAGCGCGGCAGCGCGCTCTTCCAGTCTCTTCATCCGCTCCGAGACGGGGTCTGGCTGCGTGCCATCCAGCGCAGCAGCGATGATGGTCTGAACAGCGCCAGCCATGGTGTCTGGACTCATGGCCTCAACCAACGACGCCACCCGCCTGAGGGCGGTCTCCAGTCTTCTCAGTTGCTCGATGACTGCGGGCCCAGCTGGATGGGAGAACCTGCCAGCGAGCGCCTCCGAGGCGATGCGCTCGATCTCCGCGACGGTATCCATCGTGCTGCGCTCCTGTTCCGAGGAGTGTCGCTCCACCTCGCCATGGATGGCGCTGAGAGCCTCCTCCAGCCTCTTCATCCGCTTCAGCAGCGCGTCGCCTGGGTGGAATTTGGCGAGAACGCGCTGTGCGGCAGCCTCGGCGGGCCGTCGCTCGAAGTCTGGGCCCCAGAGAACAGCAAACAACGAGCGAAGTTCTACGGTGAGTGCCGCGTTGTCCGCGAGAACGGCCTCACACTCGTCCGTAACCCTGGTTACGATCTGCATTGTCTCATTGTCCGTGCGTCGAAGTTCGGCCGCTGCCTCGTCCCGTTCCTTGCGCGCGTTCTCCAGCGACTTCTCCAGGTCGGAGATGTGCTGCTCCAGTTCGGACGCGCGCTGAATCAGGCCCTGCCGATCCTCGCTGCATTGCTGAGCCGCGGCCTTCCACATGCCACCGTTGGTCGAGGTCTTCTCCGCCTCCAGGTCGGAGACACGCTGAGTCAGGGTGATGACATCCTCGCGGTGTCGGCTGTATTCGGCAGCACCAACCACATCGTCCTTGGCGAGCTCGGCCTCCAGGGCCGCGATGCGGGCGCCTTGGGCCTCCATGTGCCCCAGCAGCTCATCTGCCTGCTCCGCGAACCATCCTGGGCTGTCCTCGGCGTGCGCCTTGAGGTCGGCGAACCGCTCTGCCGTCATAGTCCCGCCGCGCGCCGCGAGCAGTTCGGCGGTCGAGGACATGACCGCCTCGATCACGCCGAGTTCGACCGCGCGCATCCCAGCGTTGACGGCAGCAGCAACGCACCGAGCGGTGTTTTCATCAGACCAATTCACGTTGTTGGAGCCTCCGTGCTCTGGGGTGATGCGGCGCCCATCTGGCGGAACGTACGACGCCGGGTCATTCACTTCTTTGAGACACTCATCGCAGACGCGGTGCCACGTCACCTCACGCAGCACCGCTTCATGGGTCGCTGGCTGCTTGCAGCAGCGGTTGCACATCTTGGACATGTCGGAACCTCCGCGCACACCGCCATGGCGTGCTGAGAGGCTTATACCACAGGGAGGAAACCATGGCAGCAGAAACACCCACCGCACCCGCCGCCCCGGCGCAGACGGCAGCGCCCGAAGCGCAGCCTCCGGGCCAGTCCAGCCACCACTCGCAGCGCCAGCCCCGGGATGAGGCACAGCGCTTCGCTGGACCGCCAGCGCAGGGGGCGGTTGCTGAGTCCCAGGCGCAGAACGCGGTGTCGAGGCGCAAGTTCGTCTTCGTCGAGGAGGGCAAGGAGGTGGTAGAGGAACTCGACGACGCCGAGATCGAGCAGCGGATCCGCGCCGAGCGCAACCGCCGATACCTCGACAAGACGGCCACCCAGAAGCTCCAGCGCGCGGGGGAGATAGCCAAGAAGGCCCAGACATCGGAGGAGGTCGCGCAGGCGCTCGCCACCGGGGATGCCACGAGAATCCGAGCCTACTTCGAGCAGCAGAAGAAGGACCCGGCCGAGGCCCTTGCGGTGGTCTTGGAGGCCATCCTCGCCGAGAAAGAGATGAGCCCAGAGCAGAAGGAGTTGGCCGCAACCAAGGCCCAGCTCGCCGCCCTGGAGGAGGAGAAGCGTAGGAACCAGGAAGACGGCGAGGTGCGCGCCTTCCAGGCCCGGATGGATCAAATCCGACCCGAGGTTCAGCGCGTCTGGAGCCATGCCCTGAGCCAGGAGAACCTCCCCAAGACTGAGGCCATGCTGGAGAAGTCGGCCGAGATCTTCCTGTCCGCCCTGGCCGAGGGGGCGCGGCTCGCGCCCGAACAGGTGGCGGAGCTAACCCGGCTCGAGCTGGTGGAGGCCCAGAAGGGGCTCGTGGAGAGCATGGACCCGGCCCACCTCTTCCAGCACTTCCCGGGGGCCCTGAGGAAGCTCGACGAGATCCTCTCGCCGGAGGAGTTCGAGCAGCGCCTCCCGAAGCTGGCAAAGCGCTACTGGGCGCACCTCGCGGCCAAGGTGCGCGGCGCCGCCCGTCGCGGGCAGCAGCCGCAGACGGCCCAGGCGCCGCGCCAGCCAACGAGGACGGAGCAGGACGGCGGCACGCTGGATCCCTACCTCCAGGGGAAGCTGAGGCGGTAGGAGTTGCAAATGACCGTAGGTCAACGGTAGGGTTGTGCCTGTAGGCCCGAAGGCAGTACCCGGACCGGAGTCCCGCTGGGACCAGACCGGAGAGGGGAACGGAAGGCCAGAAGCCCCTTCTCTTCTCTTTCTCTGGAGTCCCAGCGATGCCTGTACCCAGCGACAACTACGCGCTCTGGAATGGCAAGTTCAACGATGCGATGAAGTCCGTGTACGCCAAGGGTGGCGTCCAGAACCTGTGGAGCAGCGACACCCCCTTTCTGAAGACGATCGGTGGCATGTCCAACAGCCCCGACATCAAGCAGGAGGGCACCGGCTTCATCTTCCCACTCAGCCACAACTTCAGCCAGGGCCACAGCTACCACGCCCGCGGCTCCGGCGTGGTGCCCTTCCGGCCAGCGCGCCCCGGCAAGGTGAAGAAGGCCACCGTCACCTCCACTCAGCACATGCACCGCATCAGCACGGACTGGGAGTCCATCGAGCGCGCCGGCCAGTCCCAGGCGCCAGAGGCAGCCTTCGAGGCGCTCGCTGGACGGCTCCTGACGGAGATGAAGTTCGGCACGATGGCACGCGTGGAGGAAAGCATCCTCTACGATGGCACGTCCCTGGCGGCCTTCGTGGGTGGCGCCAACACCGTCTCCATCGCCACGGAGACGATCGACGGCGTCTCCACCTCGGTCCTGAAAATCAAGGTCACCTACGAGACGTGGGCGCTCGGTCTCTTCCTCGGCAAGGAGGGCGCCCCGTATGACTTCTACGCGCTCACCGCGGCTGGGCGGCCAACTGGCACCCGGCTGAACGACAACGCCACGGTGACACTCGGCGATGGGTCCACCACCACCCCGCGTCCGCTCATCCTCGAGGCCATCGGGGACCCGGATACCCGAGAGCTCTGGTTCTCCGGCAACGCGACGGATCTCACCGACATCGAGACTGCCGTTGAGGCAGGCGTGAGCGGCGACTTCGGCTTGGTGTACTGGGACACGGTGGGCAACATTACCAACGGGTTGGATTGGATCATCACCAACGGCTCGGCGAGCAACTACTACGGCATCGATCCAAACCTCTCGCTGTACTACCGCGGCAACACGGCCTCGAACGACAACAACCAGATGACGTTCGCCCGATTCAACCGCCTGCTCATGAAGCTGGTGGTGCGTGGGTTGTCTGGGTCCGACGTGAAGGCCATCGTCGGCCAGGGGGGCGAGGGCGAGCGCCTCAGTTTCATCGACGTGTGGTGCCACCCCACCACGTACATGGACCTCACCACCACGGAGCAGGGCCAGGTGCGGCACAACACCCCGAACGTGGGCCAGGAGGCAATGGCGGGCTTCACCGGCATCACCATGAACACCCAGCTGGGTCCCACCCGCTTCCACGCCTACAACCGCATCAAGCAGGGAGAGATGTTCGTCCTGCCAACCGCGCTGGTGAGCAACATCGTCGGCACCTCTATGCCCACCTTGCGCAACTGGGGCAAGAGCACCTCCGAGGCGGACACCCAGTACTTCCGGCAGATGGAGGGCGTGACAGGGCTGGACGCGGCCATGTACGGCAACTTCGGCTACTTCGTGGACCGGCCCAGCTACTGCCTGAAGATCTCTGGCATTCGCAACAGCGACTACTCGGCGTAGCCCCAGCCGCTGACGCTCACCGCCCCGGGCTGGAGGAGCCGGGGCCTTCCTTCGAGGCTGGAATGACGGCACACACGACGCAGCTCACTCTCACCTCGGTGGATGACGAGGTGCCAGCCACGGCCCGCTTCAGCCTCGACAAGGGGCTGGCACTCCGCGAGCTGGCGGACCACCTCACAGCGCTTTCCGCCGGGCGCCGCGTCGGCACCGTGGCTGTCGTCCGTGACGACGGCGACTCCGTGGCCGCGAGCGGCTACGTGGCGGTGTCCGGCGCCTCGAACGGCACCGCAGCAACGGGCTCCTACGCCCTCTCCGGGGTTGGCGGGACAGCCGCCACAGGCTCCTACACACTCTCTGGCGTTGGCGGCACGGCGGCGAGCAACACCGTCACCCTGGCTGGCAGCGCGGGGGATGTCGAAATCATCGTGGATGGCACGAGTCCTGGGGAAATCCCCTTCAACACCAACGACACCACGTCCGCTGCCGACTTCGTGACGCAGTGGAACGCCAACCCCACGGCGTTCGCCAAGGCCACGGCCTCCAGCGCGGGAGCGGTGATCACGATGACGTGGAACGCGAAGGGGACGGTGGGCAACGCGAAGACCATCACCGCCTCCCGCACGGCTGGCACCGCCACCGTGGGCGGGAACGGCACCACCCTTGGGGGCGGGGCGCAGGGCAGCGTCGGGACCACCATCGCCGGAACGCTCGTCACCACGGACACCACCAACCTGAGCGACACCGCTGCTGCAACCGCTGTCGCAGCGGCCATCGAGGCGAACGGGACCATCGGCTCGCAGATCGCGGCCGTGGGCAATGCCGCCGTCGTGGAGCTTACCTGGAGCACGAAGGGCACGGTGGGCAATGCCGTCACGCTCGCGGTCGGCACGTCCGCTACGGGCACAGCCACGCGCTCAGGGGCTACGCTCACAGGCGGGGCCCAGGGGGCCGTCACGGTGGTCATCAACGGCACCAGCGTGGGCCCGGTGAACACCACCAACCTCTCCGACACGGCCTCCGCTACTGCGATTGCTGCCGCCATCGAGGCCAATGGCACCCTGGGGCCGCTCCTGGTGGCCGTGGGAAGCACCACCAACGTGAGCCTCACCTGGGGCACGCGTGGCACCGTGGGCAACGCCGTGACGCTCGCAGCTGGTGTGTCGGCCACCGGCACGGCCACGCGCAGCGGCGCCACCCTCTCAGGCGGCGCGGACACATCAGTCACTGTCACGATCAACGGCGTTGGCACCGTCATCAACACCACCACCACGTCCACGGACGCGGGTGTCGCTACCGCCATCGCGGCCGGGCTGGAGGCGAGCGCCAACGCGCTGGTGCAGGGCGTGGTGACAGCTGAGGTGGATGAGGACGACGCCACGAAGGTGAACATCACCGCCGACGCCAAGGGCAAGAGCGGAAACTGGGTCACCCTCTCCGTCACCGGCACCGGCCTCAGCGCGAGCGGTACACGCCTCACGGGCGGCACCGCAGACTCCACCGCCGTCACCGTCACCTTCTGAGGAGCCCATGCCCTTCGACTTCAAGCCCAGCGAGAAGAAGCCCCAAGACTATGGCGGTAGCCCCTTCAAGGCCCTCATGGCCGAGGTGAAGGAGTTCGGGGCCCAGCGGCGCCAGCACAACATGCGGCGCTACATGGGCCTGGAGAAGGACGAGCAGCCCGCCACGGGCCCCATGGGCGACATGGAGCCGACCACGCCCGTGTCCCCCGAGGAGTGTGAGGCCTGCAAGGCGGGCACCTGCGACGATCCGGAGCACATGGACGAGGAGCAGAAGGGGAAGATGCTCGCCATCCTCCTGCCCGGCGGGGAGTAGTCCATGGCGCGCTACGACACCACCCAGCTGGCGAACACCGTCATCCGGGACGCGAAGATCCCCACTGGTTCATCCTACCGCTCGAGCAACAACGAGAAGATCCTGGCCATCGCCACGGAGGAGCAGGAGGCCACGGTGGTGCCAGAGCTCATCAAGGTGTCGGGCGGACACCTCATGGCCTACGCGGACTCCACACTGGTGGCCTCTACCATCCGTTACCGCCTGCCGGAGCGGGCCATCCGCCCCGAGCGCGTGGTTGTGGTGAACTCTGCCGGGAAGCTCATCTCCCGCCTGCCGCTGGCCTCGGGGGACATGGTGGATGAGGTGCTGGCGGGCTTCATGCCGCGTGGGGACGCGATCGGCTACTGGACCCCGGAGAACAACCACGCGGTGGTGGCGCTCCGGGACAGCATCCTCCAAAGCGGCTACTCGTTGCGCATCTACTACCGGCGGCAGCCGAACGCGCTGGTTGCCACATCAGACTGTTGGGTGGTGACGCTCGTCACCCCAGGAAGCCCCACCTACGAGCTTGGACCAATCAACGCTGGTGATGCCTCCCACGACACGACGGAGGGGACGCTGTATGACGTGCTCGTGCCGCACCCAGCCTTCGAGACGCGCTTCGAAGACCAGCTGAACGCCGCCACTGCCACAGACCAGCTCGGCATAGTGTCCGAGCCAGCCATCCAGGTGGGAGATTACATCGCCGCAGCTGGCTACACGCCCGTGCCCCAACTCCCCGTGGCCTTCCACGCCGTGCTCGCGGCCCTCACTACGGCCCGCGTGCTCCGGGAAATGGGCAACACCCGGGCGGCGGACTTGGCTCAGGCGGCGGCGGACCGGAAGCTTCAGTCCGCGCTCACCACCATCACCCCTCGCGGGGATGATGCGGAGACCGCTGTGGACGAGGTGTGGCTGGAGAACTCGCGTGGGTGGTGACCGGGGCCGCCCGATGACACCTGCCACAGCGCCGCGCTACCGCCGGGGCAGGCGGAAGTTGCTCTCTCTCGTCCACGGCGCCGCATAGCGACTTCGCGGCCGGGCCGAATGCATGCGCCCGTCCGCTCGGCGACATCTTCCACTGGACGATCATGTCCGCCCCGTCTGCCTGTGCGGCCGCCACTCTGGCCCATCCCAACGCCAATATCCCGAGGGTGCCACCCTCTCAATGACCGCCGCGACGAACTGGAGGCGGTACACCTCGATCCCGGACTCATACTCCCCGGTATCCATGTTGCGGAGCAACCGTGGTACATGAAGTTCGGTTCCGCGTCGTGGCCCAGCGTCAGGGCATGATGGGTCCGGACACGGCAGATGCGGCTCGATACGGCCGATGTGCTCACAGGTCATGACACAGTCCTTGGGAAGCACTCAGTACACCAGAGCCGCCCGCGCGCCCGCTTGAGTAGGTGAGCGTCGAAGCCTCGGCCGCAGCCGGCGCACATCGGCGCGTAGATGAGCCCGGTCATGCAGCCCCTGAGATCTCGCCAAGCGCGGCCTTCCCGTCCTGGCGTCGCCTGTCACAGGTCCGGCAGATGGTCCGCCGCTTGCGCCAGAACTTGAGGTTGTCCAGCGTGGTGGTCATCAACTCGTCCACTGGCTTCATGCAGTACGTGAGGCGCGGCCCCTCGCCCGGGGAGAACCGTATGTGCACATCGTCCTGGGTGGCCTCCTCCTTCGTCGCCGCCTCGGGGCTCTTGGGCACGAACACGTACTCGTTGGGCCGTCCCCACTCGGACACACGGATGACCTTCGTCCGCCTACCCGTGGTGATGTTCTCCATCATCACCGTCCAGGGATCCGACGCGTCAGCGATACGGCGCACCGCTTTGTCGTGCTTCGTGTTCTGCCAGTGCTGACCAACCTCGGGGCGCGGCGAATGCTTCACGACGCCCTCCGTGCGGCCACGGCACCTGCGAGCGACTCGTACCGCGCGGCGGCCTTCACCTGCCCGAGCGCGTGATCCATCGCGTACTTCACATGCACCAGCCGCTCATCGAGCGGGTTCGGCGTGGTGGTGGGCATCTTGCGCGCGAGTGCTTCGAGAGCTGCGCTGAATTCCTGCCATGTCATGAGTGGAACCTCCGTGTGGGCCACTACGGTGCACCAACATGCAGGCGTTCGTCAAGTCGGGCTTGAAAAGCGACTCCCCGGTGTGGAACTCATTGCGGCGCCAACCAGCAAGCGGGCGCAACGCCCTGGGAGTCGCATATGAAAGCATGTAGCAAGGCCGTGTCTGTTTCAATCCGGGGTTCCTCGTACGCCCTTCTGGCTGCGTTCGCGCTGAGTGTCGCGTGTGGGCCAGGCGCCCAGGGCGAGCCTGGAGTCCAGGGGCCTCCCGGCGAGCAGGGGCCAGTCGGTCCGCAGGGCCCACAGGGCGAGGCTGGGCCACAAGGCCCTGCTGGGCAGGGGGGTGGCCCCGCCCAGCTCCAGTCCACCACCGTCTGCTCGGGCATGTACAACCTGGGGAGCACGCCCCAGCTCCGGTTGGTGCTGGAGGCCTACCGCTTCTCGGACGGCATGGTCATCGCCAACTGCTCAGAGCGCGAGGGCACGAACACCTCCTACTCCGGCTTTGCCATCTGGCCAGCCGGTTCGCCCGAGTCAGCCACGGCCCTCTGCAACGTCTTCGTCGACTATGACGATCCCACCTTCGGGCACTGGGAGCTGACCCAGCTGACGGCAACCACCGGCCGCGCCGTCATGCGAGACCCCGGCGGCACGCTCAGCGGCGAGACGGCACCCCTCACCTGCACGGTGCGCTGATGCGAGCCACCATCATCCTGACGCTCGCCATCGCGGCGTGCGCGACAGCGCCCGAGCGCTCCGAGCTCCGGCAGGGCGCGTTCCGCCCCGCCCCTCCCGCGTTCAACCCCACGACGGACGCCCAGCACACGGTGGGCCAGCCCGGCTACCTGCCTGAGCCTCGCGTCACTCCGCAACCCCAGCCACACCCCGAGCGTCTCCTCCCGCCCACGAAGGAGCCGGGCATCTGGGCGACGCGCCAGCCGCCAGAGCAACTTCCTGGGTGGCGCGACCGCGAGCCCACGGTGCTGGGTGTGCGACTCCCATATCCCGTGCTCGAACGCGACTTGCTGGAGAGCGACATGCTCCAAACGCGGCGCTGCGCAGCAGTCGCAGGCGCCGTTCTTGGGTTCCTGATGACGAAGATCGATGTCTCGGCACTGTCGGTCTCAGAGCGCGCCTGCCTCGCCGCCAGGATGTACTTCTTCTGCACGGCGAGAGACGGGATGTCCATGAAGCGCGCCGTGCGTCAGGGCGCAACGCCAAGCGAAGAGACCATGCGCGTTCTGGGCGAGACGAAGTTGGCCGCGCTCAACTTCCTCAAAGCGCGCTGTGCGCCGCCAGCCGAATCCGACGTCGTGAAGAAATGGGCCGAGCAGGCAGAGAACAACTGGCATTTGACCGACTGGGTGCAGCCATGACGGACGAAATGGAGAAGTTCAACAGCGGCGGGTTCAACGTGCCCGCTGCGTCGCAGGAAGAAGCGGATGCCCGCGAAGAGGTGGCAAAGGCCCATGCGCGGCGCGAGATGGAGCAGGCCCTCCGCGACCTCGCGGCCACCCACAAGCCACTGATTCAGGAAGAAATCGAGAAGTCCCACCAGCAGCCCACCCCCAGCACCAACGAAGGAGGTTCCAAGTGAAGCACCTCATCCTGATGTGCAGTATCCTCGCGGCCTGTGGACCAACCACCGAGGAGAACATGGGCCTGAACGTCAACTTCGAGGGGGTGTACCGGGGGCCGAACCGGCACAGCCAGGTTCCGCCCGGCGCGGCTGAGCGCGCGGAGAACCTCATCAGCTACAACAAGGGCGAGGCGGTGGTGACGGAGGGGATGGAACTCCTTCCGGGGACGTACACCACGAGCCCCGAACGCTTCAGCAGCGGCACGCCCTACGACAACTATACGATCGAGCGGACGAGCACTGGGGCGCTGTACCGTCGATCGTCGGGCGGGACACTCACGGCCATTACGACGGGGATCTCTCCCCCAAGTGGCGTGTTCAGGGCTCCATATGCGGAGGCTGGACAAAACCTGTACATCGCTACTAGCGCGGGCGTGAAGGCGATGGACGGCGGAACCTCCACGCCCGCCGCCGTAGGGTTGCCGTCTCCGTTCGCGCCCTACTACAGCATCCCCGGCGCAGGCAGCAGTGCGTTTCAGCTGGCTCCTGGGGAGAGCGTCGCCTACCGAGCCGAGATTCGCAGGAAGGACGCCGAGGGCAACGACATCATCAGCGTTCCATCTGGCAGGACTGTGGTCACCAGCACGATCGTAGGCGTGAAGGCAACGGGTACCGTGACGCTTGCGGGCACCGCCAACAACGTCACTGTGACGATCAACGGGACGGCTGTGGGGCCGATTCCTGGCGCTGGAACAGATACTGCGACCGTGGTCGAGATTGCTCAGGCCATCAATCTCACGCCCGCACTTCAGGGCGTCGTGACGGTCTACGCCAACGGCGCCGTCCTAGCCATCACTGCGGTGACGCCAGGAACGGCCGGAAACTCGATCACTCTCACGGCTGCCGCCACGGCGGGCACAGCGACCGCCAGCGGCGCCAACTTGGCCGGTGGCTCTGGCGCCCTGACGGAGGTGCTCACGAAGAACTACCTGCCCGCCGGGCTACAGGCTGGAGATGAGTTCAGGCTCTATCGGACTGGCACCGCCGACGACGGAGTGAACCCAGGTGACACCATGTACCTGGTTCACACGGCCTTCCTCACGTCTTTCGAGGTCTCAGCCAAGTACCATGAGTGGACCGACGATACCGTGGACGAGCTGCGCGGAGAGCCGCTCTACACGAACGGCACACAGGGCGGCATCCTCCGGCAGAACGAGCGCCCGCCGCTTGCAAAGACGCTAGCGGCGTTCGACGACTATCTCCTGACCGGCAACGTTCAGGGTCCGCAAAGGTTCACGCTGCGGATGTTGGCGCTCCCGAGCAACGGTGACGTGATCACCATCGCAGGCGACGACTTCACCGCCAGCAACGTCTCAGAGAACCCCACAGCCGGCATCTTTTCGGTCTACGGGACTGCGCCTACGGTCTCGCAGAACATCGAGGACGCCTCAAAATCGTTGGTCCTAGCCATCAACCGCAAGACCGGGAACACGGACACCTACGCCTACTACGTCAGCGGTGAGAACGATCCCCCAGGCATCATCGCCATCGAAGGCCGTGATGTGACGACGGCGGCGTTCACTGTCGAGGCGAGCGCCAACGGCACGCGCTTCGAGCCGGCGATCGACGATCCTCAGTCCAGCGCGGCCACGGTCGAGCCATCCGGCATCTGGGTGAGCAAGCGCGGCGAGCACTACGCCTTCCCCCCGCTGCGTTCGGCCAATGCTACCTACCGCTTCCGGGTGGGTACGAGGGAGCGGGACATCCTGGCCATGGTGCCGCTCCGCGAGGCGGTGATCGTCTTCACCAACGGGGAGGGGGTGTTCAAGGTCCAGCGGGTGGGCAACGAACTCTGGCGCGCGGACCAGATCAACGGCACCACCCAGCTCCTGGTGCCGGGCTCCGTGGCCGTGGTGGACAACCGCGTTCTCGCGCTCACCACGCGCGGGCTCGTGGCGGTGGACACGGGCGGGGTGGAGGAGATCGACCTGCCCATCAAGGACGCCATCAAGAGCATCCTCTCGCTCTCCTCCACGGTGCTCACCAGCTACACCTTCGCCGTTGGCGACGACGCGCGCCAGCGCTACACGCTCTACCACCCTGCCTCCAACAGCGACACCTACGCCACGCACGCCTGGGTCTACAACGGCACCACTGGCACCTGGACGGAGCGGACGGATCCGGCCTCAGGCGGCTTCATCGACGACGACACGGGCCTGCTCTACCTCGGGAGCGCCACCAGCAACACACTCACACGCGAGCGCACTGGCACCGCCGCCCAGGTCTACAAGCGCCCGGACAGCACGGCCATCCCTGTGCGTCTGGAGTGGACCGTCATGGACGAGGGAGACCCGGGGGCCTCGAAGCAGTACACGGAGCTGCGACTGCTCACGAAGGAGGCCGTCTCCGGGAACGTCACATTCAACTGCACCAACGACTTGGACGGGACGGAGAGCACCACTGCGGTGGGCACCTCTGAGCCATTCATCCGAGGCTGGGTGCCTGACGGATGCCAGTGGACTAGCCGGCTCAAGGTGGACATCCAGCGCAACGTGCTCGGTGAGGCCTTCACCATCGTGGGCATGAAGACGCTGCTGGCGGTCATGGAAGACGGCACCCTCACGCGGTAGGCTGTGCCGCCGGGTGGTTGACGGCGCCGGGCTCGGGCGGGGAATCCCTCCCCACCGTCTGAGCCCGGCTCTCATGGAGGGAACACATGGAAGGTCCAAAGCATGAGTCCGTCGAAGCAGCCCAACTGAGATCGCTTCCGCCAGAGGTGCGTGCGGAATTCGAGGACGCGGCGTATGGCGGCCACCTCACCCCAGCACAGGTGCTCTACCGCAAAAAGGATGGGGAGATCGGCCCGACATTGTTCGGTCACATGGTCGCCCAGGGGCGCAGTGCGCGGCGTGCGGCCGAGAGAGCGGAGCAGGCGCAGGCAGCCCTCGATGCGAAGATCGGCGCTCGTGACATGGCTGGCGCCTACGCCGCGCGACAGGGGTCCGTCAACACCGCAGGTGCGAACGACGCTGGGGCGCTCTACGCGCAGGACAGCGCCACGGGCAAGACGTTCAGCCGGAAGCGTGTCCTGGACATCATCATGGGCGAGAAGGCCCGCTGGCACCAACGCGGGACCGACCTGGACAAGGGCGCCATGCTCGCCTTCGACGATCTCCTCACCATCTTCCAGGGCCTGGAGTAGTCCATGAACGACATCATGCACACCATCTTGAAGGAGCGGGCGGCTGGCGGACTTCATAGCGTCCCGAGTTTGAAGTGGCTCCTGATCATGTCCATCCTGCTCGCCGGGTGCGCCACGAGCTACACGCCCAAGGTGACGGGGCCTCTCCCGTTCGCCTTCACTCCCACCCCAGAGCAGTGCGCCCAGCTGCTGAAGGAGCGCCGCGCCTACCGGGCCACAGAGAAGACTGCCACCTACGTCTCCACGGCCACGGCGCTCCTGTCTGTGCTCTTCCTTGGGCTGGTGGACGAGAAGGCCGCCCCCGCCGCGAGCGCTGGAGCCACGCTCCTGGCCTCGGGGGTGTCCGTGTTCGCGGGCTCCCAGGTGGAAGGCCTTGAGGCGGAGCTGGAGCTGGGCGCATGCCTCAACCGGCCGCTGCCCGCGCTGCCGTCCCTTGCGGAAGGCGTGGCCGAGCAGTAGGGTAGGAGTGGGTCACGAGCGGGCACCGTCGCGAGGCGGCGCAGAGCGGCGACGAACCCCGGCAGAACACGTCCTTGGGACGGATATCGGGCCGGTGGCAGTGGCGGGGGCTCCACTTCGGTGGGGCCCTTCGTCTTTCAGGGGTCCGCCACCCCGAGAGGCCGCCCATCTCCACTGGTGGGCTCGCGCGGCAGGGGCTCGGGGCGGAGCGCCCGCCAGTAGCACTTCCCATTGTGCGGGAACGCCTTCCCAGCTGGGCACTTCTCTACTGCCAGCCGGATCCAGCACACACCGCCGATGTCCTCCTCACCCACCTCGGGATCGCACGGGGCCCGTTTTTGGCGTGGATCCGGTGGCGGGAGAACCCCGCGCAACGCGGCCCATGCGAGCGACGCCACGTTGCCCGTATCAGCCGTCCAGCGCTGCTCCCGTGGCGCCTCTAGTAGCCCGGGCGGCGGCTGGAGCAGCAACAGCGCCAGTCCCGGCGTGAGCACCAAGGCCAGTGCCGCGACGGCGGCCACGGGGACAATGACGTGCAGCCGACTCACGACGATGGACACGGCCAGGGGCCGCATGGGGGGTGGGGACTTGGGCATGATGCAGAGTCTCACCCTACCCGCACCGCCGTCCAGCTGCGTGCTACCATGCCACCATGGCTGAGATACCGCGCCCGCCGGACATGACGAAGGCCGACTTGGCCGATCTCCAGCGGTACCACAAGAAGCTGGGGGACTACTTGAGTCAGCTCACCGATTCTCTGGGCGGCATCTCTTTCAAGGACAACCTCGGGGCCCTCATGACGGAACCTACCGCGGTGGAGGTGAGCAGCTACGGGGACTTTGGGACGAGCGGACTCGATGTGCCGTGCGACTTCGAGCCGGCGCTTGTGCTCTTCAAGGCCGCGAGGTTGGACACCAACGGGAAGCCGACCGGTGAGGTGAACAACGGCTGCGTGGCGTGGCGCACCGGGACCCGAACGGGAATTGATGGATTCATCGCCATATCCGGGTCCTACTTGACGGCTGCGCGGTACAGCGTGACGATCATTGCCTTCCGGGGGTAGACTGTCATCGCTGGTTCGTCCCGACAGAACGGAGAGCAGAATGAGTACAGTCTGTCCGGAGGTGACCGCCAGTCAGCAGTGCTGTAGGCTGGCGCCATGCCCTACCAGACGATCAGCCAGCGTCCAGCCCAGCAGCGCCCCCAGGGCCAGTCGTCGCCCGGCTACGTGGGCTACTCGCGCATCCTGGATGCCAACCGCCCGGGGGCCAAGCGCATGGCCGACCAGCTTGCGGGCAACGTCCAGCAGCAGGGCCAGCAGGCGCAGGGCGCCATCCAGCAGGCGGGGCAGCAGTTCTCCAACAAGGTGAAGGGCGGCACCCTCTCCTACCAGCCCAGTTACAACGTCACCCGGGGCGCAGCCGCTGCTGGCGGTGGTGGGTACGCCCAAGCTGGCGCCGCACTCGGCATGCAGGCCAACGCCACCCGGAAGGAGTACCAGGGGCCCAAGGACTGGGAGGGCGCTGGCATCAACACCGTCCAGCTGGCCCAGCAAGCGTCCAGGGCTGGGGATGCGGCCCAGGGCCTCACCTCTATGGGGGGCAGGGCCGCCCAGCTGCGCGCGCATGCCCAGGGGGCCTACGGCGCGGGCATGTCCGCCCTGGACGCCGCCCTGGCTGGCTCTGGGCTTGGCACCAGGGGACAGGATCTTGCGGCCATGTACGGCAACCTGAGCCAGCAACTCATCGACAGGCGCACTGCGAGCGAGGGCCAGGTGAGGGGCGCCATCTCCGCGAGCGACCAAGCGGCCAAGGACTACCAGTCCGAGGCGGACATGTGGAGCCGCCTCGCCCAGCCTCCGCCAGCAGGGCCGGCCGCACCGCCACCGGCCGCCCCGGAGCACCCTCTCGTGCGCAGCGCGCGGGAAGTCGAGGAAGAAAAGCGTCAGCGCATCGCGCGAATGCGCGGGGGAGGGTAGGACATGCTGCCAGTCATCATCGCGAGCCTCATTGGCCGAATGGCCTCGTCCGAGTACTCGGACGAGGAGAAGGAACAGATGCGCCTCGCCCTGGAAGAATACGCCGCTCTCGCTCCGCCTGAGCAGCGGGATCTCATAGCCCGCGAAGTGGCCCGCTCGCAGATGGGCAGCGTCCAGCGCAACCCCTACCTGGAGGGCGTGCAGGACGAGGTGCTGGGCCGCCAGCTCGAGGTTGCCCGCACTGGCGAGAGCGCCAGAGGCGCGGCGGACTACGAGCAGGCCGCCATGGACAGTGCGCAGCTGGAGCGCTCTCAGCGAGAGGGCGCGCTCTCCCGAGCGGATGCTCTAGGGCTGGGGCCGGAGGCCGCCTTCTCGGATGCCATGCTGGCTGGGCAGGGTGGGGCTGATCGCGAGCGGATGGCCGGGCTCCAGCGCGCGGCCTACAACGAGGAGAACCGCATGGGTGCCCTAGGGGCGGCCGGGGCCACCGCAGCCAACCGCAGCGCCACCCAGTGGCAGCAGGATGCCGAGGTGGCCCAGGCCCAGGATGAGCTCAACCGCTTCAACGCTGGGCAGTTCAACAACATGCAGCAGTTCAACGAGGGCAACCGCTACCGCAACTTCAACGCCCAGCTGGACTTGGCCAACGCCCGCGCCGGTGCCCGCTACGCCAACGCCGACTTCAACGGCCGCAGGGCTCAGGGACTCCGTGACGACTGGATGAACCTCGGCCGGTCCGGCGAGAATACGCTCGGCATGGCCATGGGCGCCGCAGGTGGTCCGCCCGGCGGCTTCGGCGGAAGCCCGCCCGTCATGTCCTCGGGCGCCATGCCCCAGCGGCAGGCCTACAACACCGCCCCGCAGGCGTCGCCGTTCTCCGGCGACTCCGCCCAGTCCACTGTGGCGGGAGCCCAGCAGGTGTACGACCCGAAGAAGAGGAAGGCGCGCTGACATGCCCGACAGCAACCTGGCCCGAGTGGCGGCGTGGCTCGCGGAGGAAGAGCGGAGGAAGGCGGCCAAGCCAGAGGTGCTCGATCGCGCCTACGCCTATACGCCATACGGCATTCGATCGGTGGACTTCACCACGGCCGGGTTGAGCGCGACCACAGATACAGATCCGAACGGGACACCAGACCCGATCACCCACCGCTTCCTGCCTGCAAAGGAGCTGGGGCGGATGGAGGCTTCCTGGGACCCAACCATCAAGCCCCCCAGAGGGAAGCTCCCCTTCATCTCCGGCACGCCCACCCATGAGGCTACCAAACCAGCCTTTGCCTACATGCCCAACAGGGCGGATTCTGGCATGGCCGAGGCGATGTCGCAGGCCGCTGAGAAAACGGGCGCCATCACGGGCGATGGGCGCTACTTGCTTCCGGCAGGCGTGCTGCCTCGGCCGCGCGCTGATCCGAAGGCCACCTTGGCGAAGGCCCGTGGTCGCAAGGAGGTGGAGGTCCACTCGACGAAGGAGGGCATCCAGCCCCAGTTCCGCACCCCAATGGATCCGCTCGCGCCTCGCGGGGAGAGCCCGTCTCTTCCACCGCGCGTCGCCGCACACCTAAAACAGCGACGCGCGCCATCTGGGCTGGAGGCTGCCCAGTCGCAGGCGTGGATGAACCAGCTGGCGGCCGACACCATGGTTGCCGGGGAGTTCCTCGGAGCTGGCATTGCGGGGGTGAAGCCGCGCCCGGAGATCTACGATCGCTTCCAGGAGCGCGCAGGCCAGCCCGTCACCGACTACCAGCAGCGCCACTCCGAGGAACGCCAGCAGGAGCAGGACGAGGCGGCCCTGGCGGAGGCTCAGCGGGAGGCCGAGCGCGCAGCGGAGGAGATGGGCTTCAAGAAGAGCCGGGCCACGGCTGAGGACCAGCTGGCTCGGGATAGGATGGCCCAGGAGAAGAACATCGCCGACGCACGGCTTCGAGCTGATGCGGCGGACCGAGGCCTTCGGCGCGACGAGATGACGTTCCGGCAGAAGGAGGGGCAGGAACTCAAGCAGCAGATGGCCAACCAGCGGCAGGCTGAGCGCCAGGCCCGCGAGGATGAGCTGGACATCCAGCGCCTTGGGGCCGCCACCTCCAAGGCCCCGTTCGGCGAGTTCCAGACTGCCCTAGAGGACATTGACAGGCAAATCCCCGGGCTCGCCTACGGGCAGGTGCCAAAGGAGGCCCCGTTGGGGGTTGGCGATCGCATCGCGCGCGCCATGGCTCCGGTAGGTGGCGAGTTCTTCATGTCGGACAAAGGCAAGGCGTACGCCACAGCCATCAGCAACCTCAGGGATCTCGTGTCCCGCATGCGCTCCGGCGCGGTGCTGAACACGGGAGAGGAGCGGCACTACCTCTCCCTACTGGGAGACCGCGCGCTCTCTGATGAAAGATCCGCTGCGCAGGGCATCAACGCCGTCCGCATGGGCATCGCCCAGAAGCTCCGCAACGCCCAGGGCGGCTTCCAGAACGTCCTGCCGCGCTACGAGGCCACGGGGGCCACCACCTACCGCGCCCCCATCTTCGGCGCCGCGCCCACGGGCGAGGAAATCCAGATGCCCAACGGGGACGTGTACGAGGTGCTCAGCGACGGCACCACCCGAAGGAGGCCGTGATGGGGCCCACCGTCGAGGAGCTCCTCCGGGCTGGGGGCCAGCGCCGCAAGCCCCCGCCCCAGGAGCAGGTGGGCGCTGGGGAGACGTTCGTCAACCGCGCCGTGGGCATGGTGCCGGGGGCCAACCGCCTCACCGACGCCATCTCCGCGCTAGCGCTGGAGGCGGGCTCCAACGGCGGGACGCGCGCCACCCTCACCCCCGAGGCCCGCGCGGAGCTCCAGCGGATAGGCGAGGACGTGCCCGAGAATCAGGGCCTCATCGACCGGTACCGCGAGGTGCGGGACAGGCGCGCGACGCGGACGGAGGCTGGCTCGGAGCAGAGCCCGTGGGCAGGGCGAGCTGGCGCACTCACCGGCTTTGGCCTCTCGCTCTTCGCTCCCCTCCCGAAGGCCTCGGGCACCGGACTGGGGGCCGCGGTGAAGACGGGGGCCGGATATGGTGCTTTTCAGGGGCTAACCGAGGGCGGGGCGGACCTCACCCGCGGAGAGTTCGGCGAGGCGGCTGGGGACGTGCTCAAGGGCGCG